TTATTATTATTTACTTTTTTCTTTATCTCTCCCTTGGTGTTTGGAGACATGCAGCCTACGCAGGAAAACGCATAGAAGATTGAAAGTTCATTTTCACGCGAAAGTCAAACTGTGAAACTTTTGCGTTAGTGCCAAACTTATGCGTGAGTTTGCATTACATTTTAGAATGCAACGCAATTTTTATCCTGCGTTGTGCTGTTTTCGTGCTGCATTCACGCGAAAGTTTAGCACTAACGCAAAAGTTTCACACCTGCACTTATCTGTGAGCTAAACTTTCGCGTGAGTGAAAATTAAGCAAAAATCGTAAAAATTCACTCACGAAAAAGCAAATTTTCTTACTAGGAAAACTTATTAAATTTAACGTAAGTTGTTTTTCGTTTCGACTTCCGTGAGCATTCCTGCGTAGGAGAACACGGCATGTCGTACAACTTCCGTGAGCATTCCTGCGTAGGCGAACACGGCTTATCGTACAACTTCCGTGAGCATTCCTGCGTAGGCGAACACGGCTTATCGTACAACTTCCGTGAGCATTCCTGCGTAGGCGAACACGGCTTATCGTACAACTTCCGTGAGCATTCCTGCGTAGGTAATAATTGTTTGACTAGCACACGACGTAATAATTTAACACCGTGTGCTAGTCAAACATGGGCCGCTATGTATGACTCGCACACGCAGTATGCTTGTCAGACATCGGCCCTTTGTGTCGTGTCTTCATACCACACGACACTTGCCGCACATGTTCACACTGGACGCACCATATTACTGGAGCGCACCACCATGTGCGGTTCCATCGTTTACCTATCCCTCAGGCGGGAATCCCTGATATAGAGGCACCACATGGAAGGGGGAGAGGTTGTTGTTTAAGTTTAATCGTTGAATTCCTTGAAGAGAGCCTTAACGGTTCTGAGCGCTTCTTGCAATTCAGGATAGCCGCGCTCTCCAGCACGCTTGGCCGTGCTGGCCTTGTTATTACGTCGAGCCCAGTTGAGCAGCGCCAGCAACTCGCGTTCCGAAGCGGTCAAGCCGTCTTCCTTGACATACTTGGCCGAAGCCGTAGGCGCGGTCAAGAAATTGCTATACTCATTTTCTGTGAGTATGCGACGCGCGCGAGAAAGTGTTTCCTTGGCTTGGGTTGTCTTCGGTTCAACTGCCCAAGCAAAAGCATCCCCGCCATTCGCCTTTCTTTCCTTCACGTCTGTGACGCGCAAGATGGACTTTGACCGGGAAACCATAGGGTTTCCCTTGTCGTCAGCGGTCAATCCGCCAAGCGTGCCAAGCGCGTAGCGCATGAGCTGAGGCATGCAGGTAAGATGGCAGGCCCGGAACGCAGCACACGCTGCGTTGAGGTATGTCAAGCTTGACCGATGGGCCGCCTGCCGCGTTGCGGCAAGCGCAATGCGGGCCGCAGCTTTTTCTACTTCGGCGCCAGACTTGATCAGTTCATCGACGTATGACTGGAAGACCTTGGCAGTGGGCACGGCACTGGGCTTGCCATTGGTGGTGGTGGTGGTATCGGTAGTCATAGCAGTGTCTCCCGTACCTTTCCCCCTTCCGTGAGGTGCCTCTATATCAGGCCCGCGCGTTGCCGGTACATCCGTACTCCCCGCGTGGTCTCATGACAGGCGCCTTGCCGTCTCACATGGCCGAGGGCAGATGTGATGGGCAGGGATGGCGCTTGGGCGCCATGAGGCGCGGGCGGATGGGCGGGCGGACCGCATTGTCAAAGAGCGAGGCAGGTGAGGCTTTCCGCTAGGCGGTTCCTTCTTCCTGTTAAGGTTATACTGGCACATATAAGGGGTTGTGTCAATAACGTATTTTGTAAACAAGAAAGTTCAATGATTTCAGGTACTTATGCGCGGGCCTGGGCGCGAGGTCGTCGGTGCGTTCAAAGAGGGTCAAGTGGGTTTGGACGGCGGTTTCGTTGAACTGTAGAGAAAACATATACTCTGTGCTGCGCTCACAACCTTCTCCACCTTCGTAACTCTCCTACTATGCATCACTATTCCAAATTACTTCCTAACCCTCCCCCCATCTGGACAGGCCCCCACCCTCGAATATCTTCACGTCTGGTGGGAAAAATTTTTGTTATCCCCTTGATGTATTGCTGCTGTTGTTGTATATACCTCTGAAACACCAGGAGGCATACATGAATAAGGAAGGATATGGTATCGAACGGGGGTGGCTGACCGAACATATATGCATGGACAGCACTCTGGCGCATGTGGTCATCGACATCGAAACCCTCGGGCTTGGTCTCAGACCTGTCATCATTGCTGTCGGTGCCGTGGCCCTCGACGAACACTATGAAATCATCGGCAGGTTCTATCGTGCCATTCGTGGTGACGACCAGCCGGGCCGCACCATGGATTATGATACGGTACGGTGGTGGGCCCTGAAGACCAGTCCTGATGCACGGGAAGCGGTGTTCCATGCCGATGCTTATGCCCTGCGGCGAGCAGTGGTAAATTTTGTGGATTGGGTCATGCCGGACCCTGACCTGATGTCCTGCGCCGATGTGCAGTTCTGGGGCAAGGGCCCCGAGTTCGACAATGTCATCTGGCGCGATGCGATTGCGTGCTATGATGATTCCGATTTCTTGTCGAAGGTGTGGACCTACCGGAACAACCAGTCGCTCAGGACCGTGGAGCTGATGGTGAAATCCCTTGGTCTCACCATCGTGGCCCCCGATACCGGCATCGAGCACCATGCTTTGTGTGATGCTGAGTGGGAAGCCAAATATTTGAGGCAGGCCATGCACAAGATTTTGGCCCTGGCCCCTAAAGTTCTTGACGCTGAGGCTTCTTCCGAGTAGGTTCAGCCAACAGCAAGACGATGTGTCGTTTTGTGTTGTTTGTCGTCGGGTGACTGCACACCTGATGTATTTCTGGGGTACGCGACCGGACGCCGACCCTGGAACGCCAAACTTAAAGTCCCCGCCCCATACCGCTTACGGTTGAGCTGATGGGGCGGGGCACAAGATTTTACGGCTTGACACAGACAAAGGCTGATGCCATCATCCTCCACATGCCGTATACACCTGAACTCATGCGAGCCACGCAGGGCTATGACTTCGGAAACCGTATAGACGGTACGCTGAAAGGCCCGGGCTTCGCCGCCCAGACGCTCCCCGGCGGGAGTGTGATGACGGAGTTGTCGCTTGGTACGCCTGCGTTCCTTTATCCGGCAGTCTACAAGGGCATAACGCCCGAAGATATGTCGGTTTTGTATGCCGTGGCCGCGAATGGCAGTCACCCCGACGAGTTCGCGGTCTACGGCAGAGCTTATGATGCAGCGTTGCTGCGAGCCATGCGAGGGCTGTCGCCCTTCTGGACTCCTGCTGATGGGGTCTCCGGCATGGAGATGTTGGAGATGTTCTCTCCGCCGCCGCTGCAATATTGATCTTTGTACCCCAGGGGCATCTGTAGACGGACGACCCCGCCAAGAGAAAAGGCACACTGGATATGGCTTCCTGTTGACTAAGGCACGCCCCTGGGGTACAACCAAAATTGCCTGAACGCTGTCCTGGGTGAAACAAGGGTGATACGCCCAGGATGGTGCAGGGACCGGATACATTCCTGTGAAGTCAGTCGGCGAACGCGACGACTGTGGATTGAAACCTGGTGAGCCACACCTCTCACAAGACCCTCCCGCTCTCCAGACGCGGCGACTGTGGGTTGAAACCTGGTGAGCCACACCTCTCTGGACCCTCCCGCTCTCCAGTGCGGGAGGTTTTTATTGACGTTCGCAACTTACTATGCTTTACTATGCCTCACAACAAGGAGGAAGATATGGCTGTCATTATCCCGTGCAGGCTCCGACTCTCGGGAGCGAAGGTCCCGTGTCGCATGAGCAGCGGTGCCGTGGGGTTCGACCTTTGGGGTGCGAAGCTCACACGGCGGAATGGGGTCTATTGTTTTGACACCGGTGTGGAGATGGAGTTGCCCGTGGGGTTTGCCGGTTTGCTCGTGGCCCGCAGCTCTGTGGTGTGTTCCGGTCTGGAGATGATGGGCAGTGGTGTCCAGGTCATCGACCCTGATTATCGGGGCACGGTGAAGGTGTTGTTTCGCAAATCGGACAGCGTGCAGGCCAGAGGCGCCGCGTCGCTCCTGCGTAAGCCGACTGTGGCCTACTATGAGGGCCAGAGGGTGGCGCAGCTCATCATCGTGCCGACCATCATGGCCCCGGCGTTAGTGGTCGCCGACATCAACAAGGGTCTCAGCATCGACGTTGAGTTCGCCGTGGTCGAGGAATTGTCGCACACCTACAGGGAAACGAAGGGCTTCGGGTCCACGGGAGGCGACTGATGCTGACACTGTCGGAATATCGCATCCTGAAGGCCGTGGCTGACCTGCCGAGGGGTCAGGCGTTCGGCTATGTGCTGGGTCTCAGGGCCTTCGCGTCGTTACCGCCCAGGAAACCTTCCGCACGGTATCGGCAGGGTATTGCCATGCGGGCCTGCGCGATGGCCAACAAGCTGTGTTGCAAGGGGTTCCTCATGCGCATCGGACTGCCCAGACATCGCGGCAATGTGCGTGGGTATTACCTTTTGACCAAGGATGGAGAAGCTGCGCTGGCGGCGTGGCTCAAGGAGGACAACTGATATGCGTGTTCGGCTGATGAAAGAGTTTGGGTACGAAGAGGCCCTGTTCGGTATCGGGCTGTCGTATGGGAAGGTGTCTGGGTATGCGACGCCTGAAGAGGCCCAGCAGCATGATGCATGGTCCAGGCTGTGCGAACTTGCGCCGACGCTAGCGTTGTACGGCGCCGGTGGACACGACAAGTTCATGCGTCAGATTGGTGTCGTCCTCGACATCACGGCGCCGTTGTACTGGTGGAAGCAGATGGACACCTACAAGGTGTCCACCGTGGCCCAGTCCGAGTCCACGATGCACACGCTGCTGAAGAACCCTATCACGAAGGACTGCTTCGAGTTTGGGTATGTTCCTGATTTCTATATCGACTTCCTGGAAGACTTACGGAAGCACAAGGATTTCATCAGGCTCAATGCCTGTCTCCCGCAGAGCTGGTTGCAGCGTCGCATCTGGACGGGGAACTATGCGGTCCTGAAGAACATCATCTTGCAGCGTGAGAACCACAAGCTCCCTGAGTGGAAATTTTTCTTCGACGCGCTTTTACCTGACCTGGGTCATCCTGAACTGCTGCCTGTGAAACATCCTTTCAGCAGGGCCGACACTATGAAGAATTCCTCTGCTGATGATGAGACACTTTCCAGGGAGGGTTAATCCGTGTCGCGTGCGTACTGTGTAGTGGCCTTTGCCATCGCTCTCTTTGTTTTCGGTGTCGTGACCGATGTGTTCGGTATGCTGTATACGCTGTCCACTATGCCGGGATGGGTCCAGGCCGGTGCCGTTGTTCGCATCATCCTGATGCTGATATGGCTCGTGGTCATAATCTCCGACCTCATGGAGAACAAGTGATGAAGGCATTCGATATTAAGACACAGGATTCTTTGTCCAGTGTTTTGCGCCAAGTGAAGACTTCTGACAAGGATTACGAAGTCTTCAAGAAGACCTTCATGCGTGTCGTGGAGATGCTTGGACTCACTCAGTACGAGTACACTTTCACGAAGCTCAAGAATTGCGACGATGATGCCGGTGTTGCTTTTGAAAAGTTCGGTCCCGGGTGCATCGTACATCTGGCAGAGGTAATATAAATATGAAAATCTTCATCATCGTCCCGCTCGATTTCAAAATTTCTATGATGTCTACTGTCGGGCAGCAGTTTGAAAAGAAGGTCGGTCTGTTGTCCATTATTTTTGACAGTCTCGGGCATAGTGTGAACAGACTGTTCATCAACACGGATACGGCAAAACTTTGTACTGATAACCGTAAAAAGCAGTTGGAGCTTCTGGCAGAGATGCTCAACCGTATAACGGATGCCGATGAGGTTTTTCTCGTACATCGGTCTGATACGGACGCAACGCCTGTTTGGTGGCCTCCGATGCGGGACTTGCTGCGTGGCTACGGTATTGTAGTACATGAGTCGCTCGATACTTTGCTTGGGTACAAGGATATTCGGGCGGAAGTGGATATGGGGTAGAAAAATGAATAAGCGGTGTCGGTACCGTGACTTCGGTCGATATGAGGGTCCTGTTGATGCACTTGATGTCATCAACGAATGTGTTACTGTCACGGATGAGATGTACGCCGATTTCACGAGGCACTTTCGTCTGTGGTGCTACAGGCTGGGTCTCCGTCATCTGGAGCTGGTTTTCATCCAGTGCGGACATGGTGATGACAGTGCGGCCAAGGTGTGCTGGCAGGAGGAAGGAACGTCGGTTCTGGTCCAGTGCGCCACCACTATCCCCAAGTACATAGCAGAGGGTGGGATGGAGGCCATGGCTCTCCACGAGGTCCTGCACCTGCTGTTCATGGACATGGAGATTCTGGCCCTGGGCGGCAGGAAGGGGTTGTCTGAGGATAAGCTCAAAGAGCTCTTCGACCGCCAGACTCATTATACTATACAGCGTCTCGTAGGCGCCATGCTTTGAACAAAGGAGAAAGTCATGGAAAAGCAGACGTATCTTGGTGTTAAACGTGTAGAAGCCTACCCCGAAGAACGTGACGGCAAGCCGGGCTATGCCGTCATCTATCCCGACGGCTACAAAAGCTGGTCTCCCAGGGCCGTGTTTGATGCGGCCTACTTCCCCAGCGAGAAGGCCAACAGCCTGACCCAGAACGACATCGACCGCATGATTGAAGAAGGTGAAGTCCATGTTCAGACCGTTGGCGAAAAGACGACCCTGGTGCGGGTTGTCCTTCCCACCGGATTCGAGCTGGTGGAAACGGCGGCTTTCGTCAACCCTGCCGATTACTCCGAAGAGTATGGCGCCCAGATTTGCATGAAGAAAATCAAAGACAGCCTGTGGTTCCTCATGGGCTTCGTCCTCCAGTGGGCGCACACGGGACTGAAAGCTGGGGGGAAGTAGACATGCCTGAAGGAAAGAGAGTACCCAAGAAATCTGTCGGGTGGAAGAAGAAGGCCAGGATTGAAGCCTGCACGACATGCAAGCACTACCGCCGCTTGGGAAATTATGGCGAGAAGCCTACCTGCAACAAGTTCGGTTTTCGTACCGTAGGCTTCGCCATCTGCGACCATTTCGAGATGGACGCGTAAGGGATACTATCGGTCGTACATAGGCAGCGGGGGGAGCGCATCCGCGAAAACACGCTATACAGAAAGAACTGGATGAGTTGCTTTCCGACGCTATGTTGTGAATGAAGCCCACGCACAGGTGCGGGGGCTTTTCTTGTTTGCGCTCGGAGAGTTTTTTGGGTACTTTCTGCAAAAAGGAGTTCGTATGGATACTTTGCTTCGTGGATACGGTATGCAGCACATGTGGACTTTTCCCGGTATGATTATACCTTTTTCCGGCACCTTCGGCGGTGAAGGCAACCGCTTCCCAATCCCGCTGGGGGGAGATGCCCCGGACATGCACTGGTGCCTGTGCGACGGCACCACCACCAATGGCCTGCCCGTGCCTGACCTGCGCGGCCGCATGATTCGAGGCGCGTCGGACTCCGTGCCCGCTGGCTCCACAGGCGGCTCGGAGACGCATTCACACAGTCTGTCCGGCACTGTGGGGGACACGACCCTTACAGTTGGGCAGATCGCCAAGCATACACATCTGGCAAATCTCTTTGTCACGGTCTCTGGCCAGGGACTACAGGGGACGACATCTGCTAAAACGGGGAATGCAGTGACATATACGGAGCCAGCTGGCGGCTCCCAACCCCACACCCACACGCTCTCTGGTGCGTCTGGCGAGGCCAGTAACCTGCCTCCGTACTACGCGTTGTCCTTTATTATGCGCATCGCATGATAAACGAGAGGGCGTAGTACGGCGGCAGGGATGACGCCCCCTCGGACACCCCATCCAGATCATGTGTGTGGGGTTGAGAGCCACCGGTATTGGTCGAAGGGAAGGCGCCACTGTTATAGTACGCTCCTCCACCTGGCTGCACCTTATATGACCCCGAAATATTAGAAGCCACCGTGGTAGTATGCGCATGGCTGGCGATCTGCTCCACGGTGAGGGTCGTGTCCCCCACAGTGTCGGACAGAAATTTTTAACCGCCGCAATGCGGCATAACCAGGAGCTTTTCCATGCCTCAAGTTACCGTAGTTCCCGCTGACCGTTTAATCATCGTCGATGGCGCGGTCCTCGTTTTCCCGTTTGACGCCCCGACAAATCTGCATGCCCTGCAATGGCGGGGCGATGGCGGCCATACTGAGTGGACGGATGGCCCCAACAAACCGCTGACTGCTGAGGATTATGACGGTCAGGTCGCGCCATATGTGGCCCTGTGGGAAGGCGAGAAAAGCAGGCTGGAAGCCGAAGCGGCTGAGGCGGAAGCCGAATACAACAGCCTGCCCAATGTCAAAGCCCGCAAGCTGGCTGCCATCGACGCCGAGACATCTTCCACCATCATGGCCGGATTCGAGTGCGAGGCCACCCCGCCGGATACCGGCACGCCTGAGCTGCTGCACTTCTCGTATGACGCGTTCGACCAGCAGAACTTCGCCGATGCGGCCGTGTCCATGCAGCTCGCGACGGCCAGCGATGGCGGTATCCCCACTACTACGCCCTGGAATGCCTACCGTAACCACACGGCGGATAGCAAAGGCGACCTGGTTATCTTGCAGTTGACCGCCGAGACCTTCCTGCCCATCTATGCGGCTGCGCTGAATCACAAGGCAACGAAAATGGCTGAGGGCGGGCAGCGTAAGGCCGCCGTGGCCGCTGCGCAGACCGCTGAAGAAGTCAAGGCTATTTGATGGGGCGCTTAGATACTATCAGGCACAACCTCTGGCAGACCGTGGTTTCTCTGGACCAGGCGATACACTGCATGGGTGGTCTGGTGGCATCCCTGTTGTTGCTCTGCATTCGCGATAGCACCTTACCTGTGGTCTGGGCGGATGAGACGCTGAGTTCGCGTTGTTGGCGCTGGTATCTGTACGGGGTACGGCGTTGGCCTTGTCGTCTCATCGACATATTGTTTTGGTGGGACACGGAACAACGCGACGGCGTCGTAGTAAGGCATTGTCAGTTGAGCTGGGAATCCGAGTGTCTACGGAAGCAGTCTCCCCCGGAATTACGCTGTAATTCCTCTGACAAGAAATCGTAATCCATACCATTCAGGAGGTGTGTTTATGCTTCGGTATTTTTGCATCGTTGTGGCCCTCACGGCCAGTCTGGTGGGTTGTGCGGCCCAGGATGAAATAACGCTCACGGCGTATAAAACGCTGGAGACCAGTGCCATCACCTATGATACGGTAATGACTGCTGCCAGTGACATGCATTCGCAGGGCAAACTTCAGGATGATGACTGGGAGAAACTTAAGGATGCCGCCTTGGTGTATTACGATGCTTACCAGGTGACGGCCAGCGGTCTTCTGACCTATATGCGGGCTTCTGAGGGGCTTTCGTCCCCGGGTGCTATGGAACGCGACAATCTCAAGGCTCTTGTCGATAAGATGACCAAGGACCTGCAAGAACTTCTCAAGGCCGCCATCGACCTCGGTGTCGATGTGAAGGAGGTCAGCCATGGGTAACTCCATCGACATCAAACTGGTGCTGCAAATTCTTGAGCTGGTTTCCATCTACGGGCTCCCTGCGGTGCAGTCCATCGTTTCTACCTGGCAGAAGGACTCTGTTACCATCGAGGATGTGGAGCGGCTTCGTAGCAGGTTGAAGCGACCCGACGAATATTGACACCGGCTCGAAGATAGTTGTATTCATGCAGAAGAGCGGGCGGACATGTTTTCTTCGTGGGACATGTTTTGTCCGCTCTTTTTCTTTGGAGGTCTTGACGTATGAAGAAGGGTCCTATTTTCGGTGCGCCGAATTTCACTTACGAGGAATTTTTGCGTTCTGATACGGCCCTGCGTGAAGGTATCCAGAATATCCCCGACAAGGATTGCGTCTGGTGCAATATGGAGTATCTGGCGCGGGAAGTCTTGCAGCCGGTTCGGGACAAGTTTGGTCCCATCAGGGTGACTTCCGGGTATCGCAGCGCAGCGCTGAACAAGGTCATCCCGGGGTCATCCGCCACGTCCCACCATTGTTCCGGTTCCGCAGCCGACATCGAACCTGTTCGTAAAGATGTCTCCTTGCGTGACATCTTCTCTTTCATTGCTACTGAACTTCCATTCACGGAACTCATCGCTGAAAATCTTCCTGACGGCTGGGTTCATGTGGCCCTTGTACGCGGACGTGAAGAAGCCCGCGCTGTGAAGTACAAGCGTGTGGGCGGCCTGGTTCACCGGTCGAGTTATGCAGAAGTCATGGCCATGAAATGGTAAATGAATCACGGGATGATAAAGTATAACATGAGTATCCCTCCTGTAGACCCTGATGCTATTACGGGGCGTAATAGTGCTTATATAAACCTGCTTGTTGAGTTGTGGCCGCTCATAGCAGGAGCTTTCATCATTGCGCTGTATCAGGGATGGCATGGCGTGAAGCGCAGCTATCTTCACCGTGATTTTTTCAGCATATTTTTCAATATCCTGCTTTCCAGTGCTTTTATGGCCATCGTGGCCGTAAGCGTGACGTTATGTTTGCCCCTTTTCGGTTTTGAACGCTCGCCTGATACTGACCTCGGTGTTACGATTTTTCTTTCCGCCGGGGGCATGAAACTTGTGGATGCCTTGATTCGTTGGAAGTCCGGGTATAAGGTCGTCGATTTGATGGACAGTCTGGATATTAGCGAGTTACATCGTACCATGACGCCGGAGCAACGTGAACAGCATAAAAAGCAATGCCCGTTCCAGGAAGATTGTGCCCGATGCAAGGATACAAATTGCGGGCGTGGTGAAGGAGATACCGATGGCTGATGCTATGAAGCGCCCTATCGTTTTTGACCAGGAGAACAAGCAGTTTTCCGAACTCCCTGCCGGGCAGTTCGTCGCCGCCGATGCGCTGCCGGTTGGGGGTGTGTCCGGTTCCGGTGCCCCCAACATCTTGCAGGTGACGGATGACGGTCTGGCCGTTTATGCCCGTGACCTCGTGTCCGCAGCAGACGATAACGCCCTGACCGAGCGTGACGGCAAGCTGTATGTCCAGGACAAGAAGACCATGGCGGCAAGCCTGGTCTCGAAAGATGCGGACAACCAGTTGCGAACCGGCAGTGATGATGCGCTGTTCGTGCCTCCTGTGACCGTGGTCTCCGGTGAAGGGGACAACCTGGTCATCAAGGGGGGTGACGGCGGGGCCCTGCTCACGGCCAACGACGTGCTGTCCAATGGGCGTCCCAACCTGTTGACCATCGACCCGGTGGACCATAAAATCATCCTGGCCAAAGAGGACATCCAGGACAATCTTCACGTCATCTCTGCCGATGAGGGCAACCTGGTACATCCCGGTTCCGACAAGGGTGTCTACCTGTCCATGAAGGATATTCTGGACAGGATTGATTTTTCCAAGTTGTTATCTTCCGACAGTGACAACGTGTTGCGTCTCGGTGCTGACGGCAAGCTCAAAGTCGTGGTCGTGTCTGCCGACAGAGACAACCTGCTCGTGGCTGGTACGGACAAGGGTGCGTACACGCCGCTCGACAGAGGGGATATGCCCCGGTAGTACGGCGGTATATCGATATATAAAACACTCAACTTTGAAAGGTGCTAAATTATGGCACGTAAAACTCCTAATGCTATCCAGCAGTATCGCGGTACGACTGTTCAGCATGCTGCGTACACGGGCAAAATCGGCGAACTCACCGTCGATACCGACAAGAAGGTCGTGGTCGTCCACGACGGCGTTACCGCTGGTGGCGTGCCCATGGCGCGTGAAGACCGCAGGATTACGGGTGACACTCATCTGAAAGTGAATGCCGGTACGGAAGGCACTCTTGCCAGTGACCTGGCGCTTACTGTGGATATGAAGTCCCTGGCGACCGACCTGGTGTCCGGCGATGCCAACAACGGTCTGTCCGTGGGTACTGATTCCAAGCTGTATGCCAAAGCCCCTGACGTCAATCTCATCATTCGTGCCGGTGACAAGATTCTGCACGATGTCAGCGGCAAGGTTGCCGCTGACCTCAGCATGACCTACCACCAGTATTCCGGCGAGCTGAAAATCATCGGCCATGACGGTGTTACCGAAGTTGCCACTGTGACCATCCCGTCCAGCACTTCCGTGCTCAAGGATGTCGAACTGGTGCATGGCAAGCCTGATGCCGCCGGTGAGGCTGTGGAGGGTGACTACCACCTGTCCCTGATGTTCCGTGACCAGGCGGGCAACTGGGCCCAGGCTGCCGGCGTCCTGGTCGAGACCACCAAGGGTACCGCCGGTACGGCTGCCTTCAGCACTGAAATGCTCCCCGGCGGTACGTCCGTCGCTGCCGTGCGTGCCGTGTTCAACGGCGACGATAAAACTGTTGAAGACGGTACCAGCCCGGCCAGTGTGACCTTCGCCGACAATTCCACGGCTTCCGTCACGTTCAATGTGGCCGGTACGACCATCAGCGGCAATGTCTCTTTCACTCCCCAGGTGGGTCTGAAGGCCGGTACTTACCTGCATTTCATCTGGGCGCTGTCCGACAATAGCGTGGTTGATACCTATGTGGATGTCACCGAACTCATCGATGTGTACACTGCCGGTCAGGGTATCACCATCGTCGGCAACACCATCTCCGCCAAGCTGGGTACGGGTATCAAGTTCGACGAAAGCGGCAACATCATGGTGGACTTCACCAATGTGGTCTCCACCGATATGAACAACGCCCTCAAGGCGGGTGCCGACGGCAAGCTGTCCGTGAAGGTCGTGTCTGCTGATGCCGATAACGTCATCAAGACCGGCACTGATAAGGGTGCGCTGCTGACTGAAAATGACCTCAAGACCCCGGTCGAGAGTATCGTCAACGGTATGGTTAACAAACCCGAAGGTTCTCTGGGCTGCTCCGTGATTTCCGCGACTGTGGGCAATCAGATTCAGTGCGACAATGGCAAGCTGATGGTCTACGCCGACTACGGTACCATGGACGACTAAGCGTTTTCATCAAGGGTCCAGCCCTGGAATCACCTCGGCTGGACCCTTTTGTTCGAGAGGGTAGTTTGTTATGCGTCCCCTCGTAATGTAGCATACAAAGAGGTAGGTATACACTTATGGCGAGAAACAACTTCAGTCCTGTCCAGCAGTTCAGGGGGACGACTGCCCAGCACGAAACATATACGGGTCTCCCTGGTGAGCTTACCGTTGATACGGATAAGAATGTCGTTGTTGTCCATGACGGCGTTACCGAAGGCGGACACCCTACGGTTCCCGATAAGTTTCTGTTCAAGAGTGCGGGGGGTATCCTCACGTTCAATGCCGGGGCAGAGGCCCCCTTGCAGGGCGACTCCATTGCGGTGGAAATCAACCTTACGGCCCTCGAAGAAGCTCTCGGCGGGGCGCTGACTGCCGGAGAAGGTATCACCATTACCGAAGAGGGCGTGATTCAGGTCGACCCGGATTGGTTGGCCAGCCAACTTCCAGCAAATTTTGCCGACCTCCCTGTATATTTCACCAGCGTCGACGAGGACATTCATACAGTGCTCGCTAACGATTGGGGTAATGCGGTGTGCGCCTATCTGGAAGCTGACGGTACGCAGGTATCGGCGCTCAAGATTACGTTGCAAGCTGAGACCGGGGGGAATGAGATTGTTTTGACCAATTCTCCCCAAAGTCTTGGAGCACTCAAGGGTAAGGCCGTGAAGCTCAAAGTAACGGGTATCACAGACCAGACCTGGGTAGCGGCGCGGGTGCGATTTACTGCGTAAATCAGTGGATTTTCCGCTGGCTGCCGCCGTTAAATAAGCGTGGATGCGCTGCTTTCGATAAAGTGTCGAATATCAAAAGAGGAAGCGTAGGCTTCCTCTTTTGGCTTGGAGTTTCAGCACCATGAATGAACCGTTGAAGAATCAGGTCCGTTGGCCGTCACTGGCCCGGGACCTCGCTATTTTGCAAGTTCCCGACAGTCCTACGGACATCAAGTCCATTTTGTCTGAGTATGGTCTCTCGAAGCAGGAACTCGTGGACATCCTGCACAATCCATACTTTCAGCAGCTTTTTCAGGGGAGTCTGGAAGAGGTCAAAAATCAGGGCAGCAAAGCTGGGGCGAGATACAGGGCCCTGACACTTTCCCAAGCCCTTTGGGAGAAGTTGTTCCGTGATGCGCACAACGGAGACATGGAGCCCCGTGATGCATTGAAACTTCTCGATATGCTGGTCAAGGTGGCGGGTCTCGCTGACGCCAAGGAGACCACACAGGTGAATACCCAGGTCAATGTGGCCGTCCCTCTTCCCTTGCCGAAAGGTGTAGCCAAGGTGGCCCATGCGCTGCCTGTGGAGTAGACCATGTTCAACTATGTTCCGTCTCCTACCGGTATGCTCCTGCATAACTGCGACAAGTATCTCAAGATGATTGTTGGTCCTTACGGGTCGGGAAAATCTTGTGCCTGTGTTGCAGATGTGCTGACATGTGCGTGTGCCCAGAATCCTGCCCCGGACGGTGTGCGGTACGTTCGTGTCGGGGTCGTCCGTTCATCGTATCCCGAACTCATCGCCACCACGCGCAAGTCGCTGCTTGAACTGTTGCCTGCCGAATACGGTACCATTGCCAGCTCCGGTTCTCCTGTGCGTGGGTTCTATTTCATTCCGCTGCCTGACGGCACCAAGGTCTCTCTCGAACTGGAGTTGTGGGCTCTCAAGACGGCTGATGATGCTCCCAAGCTGCGGTCTGCCAACTGGACGTTTGCCTGGCTCAATGAAGCCACGGGTTGCTCGCCGGAGGTGTACAACGCTGTCACGGGTCGTATCGGGCGTTACCCGTCCCAGGACCTCGGCGGTATTTCATGGGGCGGAACCATCATGGACTTCAACCAGCCTGAACCCGGCTCCTGGCTCGATGAGTACATCCACAACCCGCAACCCAACTGGGCAGTGTTCAGGCAGCCTCCCGCTGCCTTCAAGCACGTTGATGAAGTCACTGGTGTCGTGACGTATGAGGTGAACCCGGACGCCGAGAATTTGCGTAATCTGGGTGCCAGAGAAGAAGGGGACCCGGACGATTTCACGCCAGAACAGCAAGGTATGCGGTATTACCGTAACCAGATAGATGCCTTGCTCAAGACAGGACGCACGGACATCATCGACAACCAGTATTGCATGATGGACGTGCCTATCGTTGATGGCAAGCCGGTCTACTCGAATTTCAACATCAACATCCATGTGGCGGCGGAAGCATTGGAACCGCGACCTTTCCAGCCCATCATCATCGGTGTGGACCAGTCTGGTATCCATCCTGCTGCGGTCATCCTGCAAAACATCAACGGGACCTGGTGTGTGCTGGATGAATTGTATGCTGACAACGAGGGGTTTGAAAATTTCCTGCATGGTATGCTGATACCGCTGCTGCGGGGCCGGTACAGCACGAATCCTCTGGTTGCTGCCATCGACCCGAGCAATACTCGGGATTCGTGGCAGGCCGTCACGCCCAAGCAGCGTTTCGCCGACGCTGGTATCAAGGCTGTGACGGAATTGACGAACAATCCCAGGGTTCGCATCCAGACAGTGGAGCATATGCTCAACCAGCGTGCCGGAGGGTTGCTCATCGACCCGGCCTGTAAGATGCTCATTCGAGGGTTCTCGCATGAGTATCGATACCGTAAGTTGCGGGCTTCCGGGACGATGGGCTCTGTGTACACGCCGAGCCCGGAAAAGAACGATGCGAGTCATGTGCATGATGCACTCCAGTACGCAGCCCTTCTTATCCAGCGTGGGGATAATATGGATAAGGATACCACGATGCAAAACGTAAGAGACGAACTCATACGCAGGCGCAGTTCTTTGTCCAGCGTCGTATAAGATTGACGCCCAGGCGAGTGATTTGATAGGGAGAAAGTTATGAGCGACGCTATCAACTGGATGCTGGAAATCGAGGACGTGAAGGAGAAATCCCACGACCCGCTGGCCGAGGCCGTCATGGACAGGTTCAATGGCGCTGTGTCGTGGCAGTCTACTGAGCTTGTGAATGGCAAGCCTCTTCGCACCGTACTTGAGAACTGCTGGAACCAGCAGAATGGTATCATGTCGTGTGATACGAAGGAGCGAGCGGAAGCTCTTGGTGTCGATGCCTACATCAACCTGACTGCTTTGAAAGCCGACATCGCCAATTCCTATCTCAATGACGCCATGACCAGTTCCGGGGATGCTTCGCTACCCTGGACCGTGATACCTACGCCGCGTCCTGATATTTCTCCTGTGGCGCAGGATGAAATTTTCAACGAGATAAAAGCACAGCTCCAGAGCGGCAGTTTTGAAGACGCATCCCAGCTCATCGAGGCCATTCGGCAGCAGAAGCGTGAGATGCATTTCAAAGAAACGGAAAAGGCAAAGAAATCTGCCGACGCCATGATGATGCTGCTGGCTGACCAGTGTGCCGAAGGCGGCTTCAATCGGGCTCTCACCGACTTTTTGCAATGGTTCCCCATCTATCCTTTTGCCGTCTTCGCCGGTCCTTACATCACGCGGGCCCCGCGTCTCGTGTGGGGCAAGAACAAACCGCGCATCGATACGGAAGTCTTTCCGACATTCCGTGCCATAAGTCCTTTCGACTTTGCCTACAGTCCTGATAGTCCCGATACACAGCGTGGGACATGCATTTTTACTCGCACGCGTTGGACGCGGCGCGAGCTGCTGAATGCTTCCAAGCTCGACGGTTACATTTCAGCCAACATCAAGGACATTTTGAAGCAGGCGGATGACCCCAATACGGATTTCAACCTGAGCTGGTTGTCCAGGGCCCCGGACGAAGGGCAGCGTAATATGGCGCTGTGGGCGTCCAACGTGAGCCCTATCGAGGTCCTGACCCATTATGGTCTCATGTCTGGCAGGGAGCTGCAAAAATATGACATCCAGGGTCTCGACGCCGGTGATTTTTACAACTGCCAGCTTTCGTTGGTCCAGGGGCGAGTCATCGAGGTGAGGGTTTTCTCAGACCCCAAGATACAGACACGCCCGGTCTACACGGCAAGTTTTTATCGTACCGGTGGAGACCGCATCGCCGGTGACGGCATCGCCCAGCGTTTGCGCGACATCGAACGCGCTTACATGGCGAGTCTCATGTACCTCATGCGTAATGCGGCTAATGCCTCGGCACCCATTTGTGAAGCCGACTACCGGCGCATTGCGGCGTATATCGGCAAGGGTGAGCTGGGACAGGTAGTGCCCGGCAGTCTTTACCTGTCCGACTCTGATATGGGCAACAACAATATGCCTGCGTTCCGCTTTACGCATATCCCTTCCAATATCCCGGCGTATGCACAGCTCATGGAAATGTTCATGCAGCTTGCTGACCGTGTCACCAATATCCCTGCGGCACTCCATGGTGAGGCGGTGGGTTCGGGGGCCATGCGCACGTTCCGTGGTATGTCCATGCTGCAAGGCAATGCCACTAAGGCCCTTCATGCGGCAGCAGACAACATCGCCTACGGTGTCTTCAAGCCGCTGGGGGAATTGCTGTATAATACCAACATGTTGTTTGCCAAAGACATGGAGGTCAAAGGCGACAGCCATATCATCACGAAGGGCGCTGAAGGGCTGCTCAAGAAGGAGATGGAAAAGCAGTCGGCCATGGAGATTCTTCAGACTGTCGGTGCCGCAGCCGGTGCTCTCGGTCAGGCGGTCAATCTGGCACCTGTGCTTTCCTGGAGCCTCAAGACATTGCTGGGTACCATGGGTGTTCCCGACAATGTTCTGGGTCAGATGGAGCAGATGTCGCCGATGGGGGTCATTCCGGGAGCCGGGGCCGCGCCCAATCCTGCACCGCCTTCGCCCACCGGTGCTGGTGTCATGGAGGACATCACAGGAGGTGAAGCCTGATGGAATTGCTGAATACGCCCTCCCCCAAGAAAGGGACCTGGGCGTACAAGTTTGTGGCGTGGTTTTGTAACAACGTGAATTTTTGTCACGGGTATCTGTACGACACGGATATTGAAAAACCTGACAATAAGATTTACAACGCTGTTTATAAGATATGGTTGTTCCCGTTCAAACAGAACGACTGTATCTGCTGCAATACTGTTCGAGGGCTCGTATATGGAGCCGTTCTCGGCTACCTGATAGGGAGTTTCTGATGGCTATCGTACCGCTTTGGACACCCGAAAATACGACCGTTCTGTCTTCGGTTTTTACCGTACACCCCGGAAAAGTTGTCGTCCTGTGGGCGGTTGGTTTCAACAAGTACAAATTCCGTGTCGAGAATGAAGTGGCCACGCCCATGCAAGCATGTCTGCATCGGCTCATCCATGATTTTTCCGGCTCCCGCCTGCCTTCGACGAAGGATACAGCGCAGGATTGCTGCGGTTGGATTGTTGATGTCAACCATGTATCGAGTGAACTCATGGCGGACATTGCCGTCAGCACGATGAACTGCCTGTGGAGCCTGTCGCTTTGCAACAGTGTCATGGCTGTTGGGATTCCCGGTTCCTACCAGCTTGAACTCAACGATGCCACTATGGTCGGCACTGCTAATGTCTATGCTGACTTGTATGACATTGGACAAGTGCACGCACCGGAAATTTTTGTAGGAGGCTAGTATGGCTCCCAATTGTGGTCCTATCGAGTTTATGCAGGGTGGAACCCTCATGGATGTTACCATCACCGGTTCCACCATCCAGAACAGTGAAATCAGCGGTTCGACTCTCAGCGGTTGTACGCTGACGAACCTGGTAGCCGTTGACGACGCCAGTCTTCGCACCATTATCAATGCCATGACCAAACTGTCTGATGCCGAATTGCGTCCTCTGGCGGATGCTCTGCATCGTGTCGCCACCATCGAAGCTGCTGAACAGCCTGCCGGGCAGGATGGTGCCGTCCTCGGCACAACGGTCATCGGCGACCGCGCTACTCTGCTGGGTAAACCGTCTTCCTGGGTGAAGCTCGGGGGCAAATCGCTTCCTGCCTACGACGCTTAAAGGGGGTGCGTTATGGCGACTGTGTTTTCTTTCCCGGAAACCCCTTTTGAAAGCATATGGGATAAGGCACGGAAGAAAGCCCAAAATCCGGGTATGCTGGTTAAGGACAATCCGTTTTTGGCGGAATCTGCTGACATACCGGAGTCGGGGTATGTGCGGCGCAACATGCAACGTTTGCGTGATGACCAGCACATGCGCGAATGTCCTTACAATGGCCATGTGTACGCTGGTATCATGGATAATATGCGTTATGGAGGTAAATGATGGGATGTTCTCGTTGTGGGGGCAATTCCGGGCGCAAGCCTGCTGTTCCCCCGTCCAACATCGGTGGCAATGGTCGTCCGGGTACTGTCGTGAACCCGCAGCGGCGCCCGGCGGAAGACAACAAGTCTGTGCGTGATACTATCAGTGGTCTGCGGTATGTCCCGTCTTCTGGCAGTTAAGGGCGACAAGACCGCAGGCGACAACCTTTTGGCGACGCTCGCGTCTAATCAGGGGGCCTTGTTGTCCTTGATTGGGTTGTTCGAGTCGGCGGCGAAAAAAGAAGCCCAGGAATGTGACGCTTTGGCGCGGGCAGCTTTGCTCGACGGACAAAAGCAAGGTTCCGGGTGTATGGCTCTGGGGCGTGTACTGATGCTCCAGGATGTCGTAACTACCTTGAAACAGTACATCAAGTAGGAGAAAGCACTATGTCCACTAACCCTATGGCATCCGGCGACGGCAACACTTCCGTCTCTCCAGCCTTTGCCCGTACTCCGGGTATGGCACAGGTTTTTCGTGACCAATATGCCCGGACAGAAGCGGCTACGGAGCAGCAGCCTGTGCAGCAGCCTGTGCAGCAGCCTGTGCAGCAGCCTGTGCAGCAGCCGTCTATTGCCCCGTACATGTACATGGCGCAGCAACAACAGATGCAGCAGCTCGCGCAGGAACGTGATGTTCTCGCTAACCAGTTGGCCGAGGCGCAGAAGCGTAACGCCGAGTTTGAAGCCGCCAACAAGCAGCAGGCCATGCTGGCCAGTCTCGACGGTGCCGATGAGTTGAATGCGCTGGAGACGGTTGACCCTGCCGACGCCCGTCGTATTGCCGTTATGACGGCGCGTATGCTGCAACAGCCTCTCGAGGGCATGGTGGCTGAGGTGAAGGCCCAGCGCGAGACTATCGAACGTAATCGGGCTGAGGCGCTCAACGCTACACAGCAGGCGCAGATAACCCGTTATGCTGGTGAAATCCTGCAAGTGCATCCTGATTTCTACAATCTGTTCAATGACCCGGATTTCCTGCGTTACCTCCAGGAACCCGACGGTCTGAGCAGCCGGAGTCGTGACCAGGCTGCCACGCAGGAGTTCTACGCTGGCAATACGCGGTACGTCATCGACATCGTGGACAAGTTCAAACAGAACCGTCCTGATAATGGCAAAGTCACCACTGTGCCGCCTGTGCAGGTGGCGGGTGGGACTGGTACTCCGGCAACTTCTTCTGTCAATAAACCCACTTTTACCCTGGCTGAACTCAACAGCCTATACCAAATGCGGCGGATTTCCCCGGATGAATACCGCGTGCGGTTGAAAGAACTGCGAGCCGCCGGATAACCTTTAAGGAGCTTTTCCATGCCTATTTTCCCCAGTGCGAGTGGATACACCGGCATCGAGGCCACCCCTCTCGCCCGTGTCGGCTACAGCGATTTCATCCTGTCTCGCGTGTATGAAAACGACTGGCTGCCGCGTATCACGGCGTCCGAACTGCTGGAACCTGTTACCCGGTGCAACCAGACCATCCAGCTCATGTACGCGCCGGAAGTCGGTCCGCTGCGTTCGTACCAGAAGAACCAGCAGCTCGTGCCCAACACTGTCAGCACTCAGGCTCGTTGTCTGAGCATCTGCTACATGGGCTATCAGGACATCAAGTTTGACTCCACCGACATCAAGATGGCCTGCGAGCGCTGGCCCAGCTACGAAGAAAAGTTGCTGGAATCCATGTACCAGTCGTATGTGAGCACCATGCGTACTTTCGTCCTGGGTCGCATGATGGCTGAAGTGTCCCCGCGCACGAGTCTCGACCTCGCCGGTATGAATCAGGATGTGAATCTGGGCAAGCCCGGCCAGCCCGTGCATGTGACGCCGCAGAATCTTCCCAAGGTCCTGGCTGACCTCCAGCGTGTCCTCATCGAGTCCAAACGCTGGGTGGAAGGTGAAATGTTCATCATCGTGCCGCCTCAGCTCCGCACATATCTCGCCATGTCCAACTACAGCAGCAGTACATACAGTTGCAACTGCGGCGGTATCGTGTCCGGCATGTGGGACCACCAGCTCATGGGCTTCACGGTCATCGAATCCATCCACGTCCCCGTGGTGCGTGACAAGTCCGGCAACCTCTGCTTCTTTATTCTTGCTGGGCACAAGGAAGCCACGGCGTATGCTTCCAATATCCTGGAAGCGCGGCTGAATACCAGCGACCCCAACAGCTTCGGTGTCCGTTACCAGTATCTCGTGGCCTGGGGCGCCGAAGTCATCTACCCTGACGCCCTCGCGATGGGCTACTGGACTTTCGACCCTATCAACTAGGAGACCCAGACAATGGCTAACATCAATATGTTCCGAGGCGGTACGCCTGATTTCAAGGGCTGGTTCTGTCGTGGTGACTGGCCTGAGTTCAAACCGCCTTTCAGTGCCCCCCATGCGGCTTTCACGCCCCCGTATGACTCTCATGCCGACGCTGCTTACGGGCAGGGTTATCTCAACCTTCATTTCCCCCTGGTGCCCAATCTGGCGGATACCTACGGCCACAACTGGATGCGTACCGCGCTGAAGAAAGTTTCTGCCGTCGGCGACACCATCATGCTCAACTGGGTCCCGTTGCGGTCCTGGGTCGAAGCCATCCACTTTGAAGTGACCACCACCGACAAGAACCTCGAGGGTGTGTACATCAAGCCGTGCGCCATGCGTGTCTCGTGGGACTTCGCCACCGATGACTGGAAGTATGAAGAAAATGTCGACTTCGATACTGCCCTGACCAACAACGGCATCACGCAGTTCCCTCTGGGTACCCCCAAGGACGGTGACAAGCTGTGGGGTCTGGCGCGTCTGGGTATGCCCGAAGTGGCGTCTGTCTCCACGTCCACCGTGAAGGGCGGTCCCGGTAATGTGACCGGGGTGGACACCAAGACTGACTCGAAGGCCCTCGGCGCCGTGCCTTGTACCTTCGGGCATAATCTGGTGAAATACGACAACCAGGGCAACGCCACCGGCGGTCTGGACGAATACTACGGCGCCGTGCTGCTGGGCTACAAGTTCGTGGCCGGTGATGCCGAGCGTCTCAAGCTCGTGTGGAAGTCCGACATCGCCGTGTACATGTCGGCGAAGCTGTTTGCCTTTGAAGGCTCCACGCAGGTCGGCTAAGGAGGTGCGTCATGGCCAATGTCGCCAACACCAAGGCCACCGGGCCCGCGTCTAAGGATACGGTTTCCGGCGGCAAGACCTTCACGCCCCGTTTCAAGGCGCAGACTGGTCCCACCAAGGAAATGTCCAACGATTCCGAGGACGCCCGCCGTACCATCATGGGGATGCGTATTGCCAGCACTGATTTCGGCAACGACCCCGGTGCGGCTTTCCTGAAGAAACCGTCTGCGTAGACCAAACTCTACCCTCCATCCCTATACAGGAGAACAGCACTATGTATCAGTCTTCCGCTCCGCTCTCTGCCGTCTCCCAGCAAGACCTGCGCGGCATACTCAACGAACGCGATAGCGATGCGCGTCAGCAGGCCCTGCACGCTGCCGGTGCGAAGAACGCGGTTCCTCCGTTGCCGCGTTCTTCGCACCTCCGCAGCAAGAAAAACGGTATCGTTTTTCCCTGGGACCCCATGCTTGCCGAACAGCGCGACATCATGGAATGTTGTGACAGCACAGGCAACACCGACCCTGCGGCATGGCGTTCCACTGTGAACGAAGCCGAGTACACGCCTGCCGAGCGTGATGCCTTGCTGGCCGAGGCGCAGGCTACGGTCATCAAGCAGGCCAATGCGTTCTCCGGCAAGTATGAACCTATGATGGAAGATGTGCGGCAGAAGGGTGTCGAAGAAGCCACCCGGCTCCCCTATGCGGCCCAGCCGCTCGATGCCTATTACCATGGTATCGAGGATGACCTTGCGGCTCTCGTGCGTTCCACGGAGTAATTTTGATGAAGGTCTCCAACGTCATCCGGGAAGTGTCCCTGGACCTCAATGACCAGGAACCGGGGTATGAATATACGCACTGGACTTATGAGCAGTTGAAAGCCTATCTGGCGGAAGCCCTGCTCATGGTCAGCGAGCGGTTCTCCGATAAGTTCGTGCAGCATAAAGTCGTGAAACTTTCCCCTGGAGAAGTGTGGCAGAAGGCGTGCGACTGCGAGCGTATCGAACGCGTCCTCGGGGAAGTCACCGAGGATGGGGAACACATCATCCGCAGACTGTCCCGTGTGGCGGATGATGAGGCCAACACCTGGAGCGGACCTGCGTCGCAGTGTCATATGGGCGGGGACCTCACCGGATACTCCATCAGCAGCACGGTGGACACGTTGTTCAGAGTGTATCCTGGGGTATCCCGTACCGACCGCAAGGAGCATTACGTCCTTGTGGAGTGTTACGTCGAGCCTGACGGATACGACGATGATACGAATATCCCCGCGATGCTCGTGTCCATGGTCAAACAGTGGATGCTGTACAGGGCCCTGAGCATGGACAGCGAAAACAATCCTGCCATCACGCAGCTTGCCGCTTCGCACCGGGACACCTATTTCAAGCTGGTCGAGGCTGAGATGGCGCGTAAACTGCTGGAGGAAAACGCCGATGGTCGTGTACGAACCGTTTCCAACAACGCCGCTAAGTGAGTTCCATGCCGAACTGCGGTTTGAATGGAAAGACCTTCCGGCGGAACTGTTCGACTATTACCTGCTTCGTACAGCCATCGAGATGTGCCGCAAGGCCCCTCTCGTGACGCGAACAGTGCGAATCAAATTGCAGCCCGGGGTAACTCGGTATGCAGTGAAATCGCCTGACGGGATGGAAATGACGGCCCTGACGGGCGTTTCGCATCATCCAACAGGCAGCGACAGTTGTCTCCATGATGTACGCAGAATGCTCGTAGCCGGAGAGGACTGGCCCCGTCTGCGTCGGGACAAGGTTTGGTACGACCCAGATGAACAGGTTCTCCATGCGTGCATGTGTGACTGTGGTGGGGAACTCCGCGTGTCTATGGGTGTAGTACCAGGACGTAACAGTTGCTCCCTTCCGAGTCAGTTCGAGCATGAACTTTTCCCCGCCCTCATCATGGGGACGCGTGCTTCCATCATGCTCATCACAGGGCGTCCGTGGACCAATCTCAGGGTCGGCAGCGAATTGTACGCCGAGTTCCGGCGTATGCTGGGCAAGCTGGCACAGGATGCCGCCTTGTGCGGACAACGCGGAATCGTCAAGATAGGGTTCGGCAGAGCGCTCTAAGCAAAAGCCGGAAACAGAAAGGCCCCCCATCCCTGCCCGGGATGGGGGGCCTTTCCGCAAACACATACACGCCTAGGGGAGAGGCGGATTGAGAGATAGGTGACGTGGTGAGACCGGAGTCTCACCACGTCGGCGGAGAACAGCACCATGTTCGTCAGCCCGTCCGGCATCTCTGTCGTCGAAGCCCATTTAACCGTAGCATACCCATAAAGTCAAGTGCCCTTTTCTTTTAGGTGCGGATGCGTTATTGCTTTCAACAGAGGTGACACCGATGCAAGACAAATGTTCCCCCCGCATAACGTTCGATTGTAATGGAGATACTATCCAGGAGCCACAGGTCAAATCAGGCTGCCCTGATTTTTCGTTGTGTCTTCCCTGGGGAGGCCGTTTGTGGCAAGAGAACGGCTGCCTCAAAGCGCAGCCCGGTACGCCCCCGCCTGATGGTATTTACGACCGCATCATCGTAGCCGACGGGTGTATCGTTGGTCTGGAGAAAGCCGACGTGGCGCTGTATGTGCCGCCGTCTTGCACGGAAGTCCCTGCCGATTGTGCTTCCTACAGCGAAGGCGTGTCGTTGTGCGAGGCGTCTCCGCTGGCGGGGAATCTCTATACCTGTGATGCTTCCGGGCGTCCGTTGGTGCGGTGCACCATCAAGGGTGAGGACGGTGTCGTCGTCAGCGGCAGCGGCACCACTTCTGACCCCTATCGCATCAAGGCCAATATCTCTACCGAGACTTTGCGCGTCGTGGCGGGGAACAGTGGCGTGACCGTCACCGGCACGGGGTCTGTGGCTGACGCACTGGTCATCTCGCATAAGGGCGGCGGTCTCAACACCACTGTGAACGGTATGCGCTTCGACCAGTACGGCCATCTGGTGGAGTACACGGAACCCACGACTTCCAGCGGTGTGAACGGTATCGTGCCCGGCGACGGTATCGACGTGCAGATGGACCACAAAGTCGGTATCGCCACGCTTTCCCTGAGCAAACCGGCGAATGTGCTCAACGGTATCTATCAGTGCGGCGGGTATGACGTTCATCTCGACCTCAAGAACCGTATCTTCAATCTCACGCAGCGTATCGATATTCCGGCCCAGACGTATGCTTTCGGTCCTTACGATGTGGAGCTGAACAAGCTGGGTTCTGTCGTGGCCATTGCAGATACGCAGCACCCGGACGCCATCCATACGTTGCTGCCTGTCGTCGCAGGTGACATCGTGCGGCAGGTCATCGGTTTTACGCTGCGCACGAATGTCCCTATCGTCATCGACATCGTGACCGTCGCGACCCGGGCATGGCTCTCCCAGCTCCATGTGCGGCTCGACGGTACGCCGCAGTCCAATATCCTGCGTTGCAGCACGACAGCCACGGCCAAGACGGTGGTGAGCAGCAGCAGCGGCGGCAGTTCCGGTAATGAGCATTCGCACAAGGCGGAGACCACGCTGGACTTTTCCACCACGGTCCTCGCCCGTGTGCAGCCTGCCGGTGTGTGGGTCGCAGGGGAGCATGAACTCATTCTGCATTCTGATTCCGGTTTCCCCTCCGGGTATCCGGTGAGTCTTTCCATCCGTCCCGCCGGTGGGGTCGATTCCGTGAACAAGTACAAAGCTGAAGAACTTTGGGATTGATACATGAACGTTACTCTCTCCAGTTTCGGCGGCATCATCCCGCGTGTATCCGACCATTCCCTGGCAGCTACCCAAGCGACCATGGCCCATGATGTCATGCTGCGTAACGGGCGACTGGAAGCCTGGAGAGACAAGCTCCCCCTGTATGATGCGGTCAAAGGGGCGCGGTCGTTTCACATGCACGGCTGCTGCATGGTGTCGTGGGTTGACAAGGTCATCGCCGCCGACCTCAATCCCGACCATCGGTCGTTTTACATCACGGGGCGTGACGGACGTGGGCTCGAAGTCGTGGAACTCACCGACCTTCGTTCCTGTCGGCCTGTGTATTACTACGCCGGTGTACCGGCGCCGGTGTATCCGCCTGTGGCAGCAGCCCCTGAGCAGTGCAGTCGTGAAGCTGATGCCCGGGCCTATGTCTACACCTACGTCAATTCCAGAATGGAAGAGAGTGCGCCGTCCCCGGCCAGCAACATCGTGCGGGTGGAAGACGGCAGTTCTGTGATGGTCTCCGGGATAGTGAACCCGCCCGCAGGTTACGGTATCGACCGGGTACATATTTACAGGGCCTCTACCGGGTTCCGTCCGGCGGACGGCAAGGTGCAGAAGAAGCTGACGGCCTTCCTGTTCGTCGCGTCCATCCCTGCCGGGCAGGCCACTTTCACTGATACGGTAGAGGCCGTATATCTGGGTGCCGCGCTGGAGACACAGGATGACCGTATGCCGCCTGACAGGATGCAGGGCGTGGTTTCCATCCGTGACAGCATCCGGCTTGTCGGATGGCGGAACAACATGGTCTTCTTCTCCGAAGTCTTCCAGCCGTACAACTGGCCCGCGAAGTATGACATGACCCTGGACCACAATATCGTCAGCATGGGAGAGCAGGATTTCAAACTCTACGTCACTACCGACGGGTCTCCGTATATCATCGATGTGTCGAGCTGCGACGACACCAAATGCACCCCGGTCGTCAGCATCGACACACCGCTGCCGAACATCGGCTGCCGTTATGCCAATGCTTCCGTGATGACACGACACGGGTTTATCTATGCTTCCACCATGGGGCTCGTGCTGCTTACCGGCAATGGCGGGTGGCATGTCATCACGAAGAAATGGTTCGGCGAACGTGACTGGCAGAGGCTCAAGCCCGACACCATCCGCATGGCGTATTGGGAGGGGTTTCTCTTTTTCGCTACGGACATGGCGACTTTCATGCTGGACATCGACAGCGACCCCTTCGGCGACATGCAGGGTGCGGAACTTGTCACGTTGTCCGACAAACCTGTGGCGTGTACCACGTCGAACACAGGCAAGCTCCTGCTGCTGGAAGATGACAAGGTATGGGGCTGGGACAGTGCCGCGTGGTACAGGCCGTACACATGGCGCAGCAGGCCGCTTACGTCAGGTGGTGATGCTGTGGGTCAGAACAGCCTCAGCAACGCCGGACCCGCCCGTGGTGTTGCCTGGGCCCCCGTATCCTGCAAGGTGGGTGGCGGCCCTGTGGATGTGACCATCAAAAACCCCCACGACGGCGTCATGCTGGACAGGATGGTCAGGGAAGAAAAGCCTGTGCGCATCCGGCGCAGCGGGCGGCATCTTTGGTATACTGTGACGTTACACGGAGTGGAGCCCGTACACTTCATCGACATCGGCACAGCACATTTCACCGTCAACGACGGGCGATAACAGGAGAACGACACCATGGACTACCGCATCGACATCCTGGAACCGGACAGCGACATCAACGTTGCCCTGGATGACTTGACGCGAGAATTCGCGCCCCTCTATACGGCGTCCTGGGTGAACGAGAAGCAACGTATTTACGGCAAGCCGTTCGACATGAACGTGCAGACGTTCGCCCAGCTCTGGTTCACCAAGGCGTTGAAGATTTTCATGGCCTGGGATGAGAACGGAAAGCCCGTCGGGTACCTCATCGGCATCCCGTTCCGTCCGCTGGCGTACAACTCGCATGTGTTCCAGATTGAAGACTGGTATGCAGGCGGAGACCGGCTGTGCGAGGCGGAACTGTTCCGTTATATGGAAACCGCCGTGCGCTTCATGGGGTGCGATGAGGTCTGGATTTCCCTCGGTGAACAGGAACATGCCCCCAACCTGAGCATCCGTTGGCGGGAGGCATCCCGTACCACGCAGATTCGTTACACCAACAGCTAAGAGGAACGTGTCATGGTCGAGGCCGGATACACACAATGCAATCCGCAACGCGGCGTAAACGATTCTGAACGCAGCCTTTTTGGCGAGATACTGTCCGCTGCCGCGCTGGCTGCCGCGACCATCAGTGCCTACAAGGCATACGACATCGCCGTCAAAGAATGGGAGATGGCAAAGAAATACTGGCGGATAGCCCAGAACTGGATGGACTATTACCAGAACGCCTACGCTCCTGTCGAAGACCAGGAAATCGAAGAGTCTCTGCGGCTCGAAGTGGCCGAGCCTCTGTATGACATAGCGCGTGGCCGGGCACGGACAAGCGCATGGATAGAGTTCCAGGGCAAGCTCCGCAAACCCATGCGGTGCATGAGCCGTTACTGCACGGGTTTGCGGAGCGACATACTCACACAGGTGATGATGGCACAGGCTGATGCCGTGGCTATGGCGGACGGCCTGGGCTACCGCAATGAGCGTGCCTATGTCGAGACGCGTAACGATGTGAGATTCGAGAAGATGCTGAACACAGCGAAACGCGGACGTGACATCATCACTGACGTGGTGTCGCTCGGTGCGGCATCAGCGGGTATCTATGGAGACCTCCTTGACCAGACATGGCAGGGCCTTGTCGGAGCAGGCAAGTATCTCGGTTATGAATTGAACCGCAACCCGACGCATTATAATACAACCTATCTTGCCGGTAATGTGACTGCACAGCAACCGCAGCGCGAAGCGCCCAAAGGAGGGTAACAGATTATGGCGCAGTGTACATGTGCCAACCCCCAGGCTGTCGCCAACGCCATCAACCAGGCATCGAGCAAGGTGTCGAAGAGTATCGACAAGGCCGGAGAACGTATCGACAAGACCTTGTATGGTGCTGGGCATGAAGGCAAGCCAGGTGTCATGGACGCGTTGCGGTTTTGTCATTGGGCCGCACCGGAATATGGTCCTGTCGGCGAAAACGCCTGGTCCAATTTCTTCAAGGCGGCACAGATAGCCATCGCTACGTTGAATGCCACCATCCAGGGACAGATTGCCGACAAGCAGCAGGACCTTGCTGAAGGCTATTATCAGCAGGCAAAATACAAGTGGGACAGGTTTGACAAGAGGTACCGCCCGCTTGAAGAGAAGCTGCTGCATGAAGTATCCACGGTGCCCATCAAGGAGATGGATTGTGCCGGTGACAGGGCCCGGGCGGAAGTCGCCGTGAACAGCGCCTATGACATCATTGGCGAAGCCCTTTCCCGGAAGGCCAAGGCAGAACATCTGTGCATAGACCCTTCGTTGCTGTCGCGCATGGCGTTCGGTCGCAGCCTCATGCTGGCGGATACCGAAAATTATAACCTGCGCGACGACACCTGGTTCATGGACTTCAAGAACGACCAGCGCTGGAACCGGCGCGGGAACGTCCTCAACCTCGGACGCAACCTGGGGTCGATGGCCATGAAATATGGGGATGTGGCACGTTCACTGATGAACGACGTATCAGGTATCGCCAACAAGGCATTCGGCAGTATTGGCATGGCGTTGGGGTATTACGGCGCCCGTTTCGATACGGTGTACTCGACGACGTACCTGGGCACTAACGGTCAAAGTGGCGGCATCGTCTCACTCGCTTCCGGTGCCACAAATCCTGCCGCCGCCGGTGGCGGACTCGCTATATAGGAGCATGACATATGGACTTTGGTAATCTTTTTGCCGCCATCGGACGCGCCCTTCCCGGTTTCGTCGAAGGGGAACGGATGGCTGTGCAAGACAACTGGGAAGACCTGAACCAGTACAACAAGGTACAGGCAGGGCAACTCGAGAATGCCTTCACCGAACAGACGTTCAATCCCCGAATGCAAATCGTCTATGACGCTGCCCGTAATTCGGGGCTTGGCGTGCTGAACAACCGCATGACCACGGCACAGAACTGGATGCTGCATCCGGCCCTCATGGCCCGCAACTACTACGCCAGTCTGTACGCACCGCAAAACGCACAGCTCGAACAGCAGATGCTCGCCGGGATGTACCGGCAGATGCCGGGTATGCTGGCCAGTGCCGGGGCTTCCGGTGGCGGGCTGAATCCTATGGACATCGCCTTGTATCGCGCCCTGCTCGGTGGCGGTCTCGGCGGTGCAGCCCCTTTGCAGACTAATCCCTCTTCCATGTAAGGAGTTCTACCATGCCTACTGTTGACCCTGCGGTTGCTCGCGCTCTGGCTGAAGCCCGCGCACAGGCCAGCTCCGAAGAACATCTCAACAACGTCATGGGGGCGCAGGAATGGTACCTTCCTGCTGACCATCCTGCTATGCAGCTCGCCAACAGAGTTGCACAAGCTGCGGCTGTGTCCCCTGCTGGTGGTTATGTTGCTGCCCCTGTCCCCGGTATGGTCGCCACTCAGGCATCCGGGGCGCACTACTCTGCCCCTGGTGCGCGTGCCGGATATGAGGCCGCCGGTATGCCCCCGGTGATGTATCAGAGTAGCCCGTATGCTACGGCAGCTTTTCGCACCACCATGGACCCCTACGGCAATGTCGGCGTCCAACCGTTGGTCGGGTTCCCGTCGCAGTATCCGCATGTGGTGAACGGTGCTGTCATCGACCCCATGGTGCGAGAGATGCCCGGCATCATGCCGTTCATGCAGGTGCCTACCGGTCCCGCGCTCCAGCAGGCTACCACGCCGGTTCGTCGTGCTGCTCCTGCGGCCCCTGTCCGACGCACCACACCTGCCGCACCTGCCGCTCCTGCCGCTCCTGTTCAGAGTCGTGGCCTCAAACTCTCCGGGGAAGGTCCCTTCCCGCTCAAAGAAGAAGTGCGTGCTACGGCTCCGGCACCTGCCCAGCCTGCGCCTGTCGATACGGTGGTGTATCCTGACCGTCCTATCGACATGTCCTATGATGAAGGTGAAATCATGTCGCAGGCTATGACCCTTGCCAGAGACCCGCGCACGGCGCAGGTTCTTGGCGGTTTGCCTTCGGCCCGGGAGCTTGGTCAGCGGCTTGGGCCCACCTATGACCCCAATTCCACTGCTGCCACCTGGGGCCGTGTAGCGGCTGACATCGACCAGCTCCCGACCTACATGCAGTTGCCTGCCCTGCTCGCCGCTCTCCTGTCCGGTAAGGACTATATCCGGCAGCCGCAGCAGGTTGCGCCCACGGTGGCACAGTAAGGACTAGACCATGAGTATGCTTTTGGATACCATCAAGGGTGCTGAGTCCGGTGCGTCTACTGTTGATAAGACGCAGTTCATGGACGACGAACAGTACCACCAGAATATGTATATGCTCGAATCGGCTTTGCGTGAGCTTGGTCAAGACAGCACATCCAAAAGTGTCGTCTCTGGTGATGTCTCTCCTTATGATGCTGATTTGCGTCGCATCATCGAAGCCGTTACCCTGGAGTAAACATCATGCCGCAGTTTTCCCTCCCCACCGTCAACATACGTCCTTTTGAAGCACCTGATTACACACAGAATCTGCGCTCCCTGTCTTTGCTGTATTCTGCGCTGGCTCGTGGACAGCGTGGTGGCGGTGCGGGAGGGGGACGCGGCGCTGGTAAGGTTTATCACATTTACCGTGGTCTCGATGAACAGGGGAATCCCATCTATGAACCTGTCTATGGTGGCACAGAAAAACTGGCTACCAGAAACTTCGAGGCCATGACCAATGACAGGGCGAAGTTTGCTTTGTCGAACGACCCTGCCGTATACAAAAAACTTGCCAATCTCCCTGAGCTGTCTACTGAAGGACAGGCAGAAGTCCTCGAATCCATCCGCAAAGAGGACATTCCTCGCCTTGAGAAGACGCTCAAAATTCCTGCTGCGGCACTCATACGCGAAGGTCTGGCCGAACACGAAGCGGCACGAAGACAGCAGTTGCGCGCTATCGAAGATAACGATTGGAGTTCGTTCTTCTCCCGTGTCAAGGAAGGTATCTCCACCTTCGGTGACAACCTCGATATGCTGGGGGCTTCTGCTGAAGAAAAGAAGCTCATCGCCAAACGCAGCGAAGAGCGCAGGCAGCAGGCTATCGCTGCCAATCCTTACTGGCAGGAACAGGAACGTCTGCGCGCTGAAGGCCGTCTTGGTACGTTCACGCATGTCGTTACCAATCCTCTCGACACCATGGCGGACACCATCGGCGACCTGGGCGCCGGTCTTGCTGGTGCTGTCATCGGTGCCAAGACTGGTAGCGCTCTGGGCTCAGCACTTGGTCTTCCCGGGGCCCTTGGCGGGGCCGTGGGTGGTGCTGTTCTTGGCGGCCTCGCCGGTGTGCCTTTTGGTGTCGGGAGCTACACGCGCCGTGTAGTGAATGACCCGAACCTCAGTGACCAGCAGAAGACGCAGGCTATCGAGGCAGGCTCTGCCAGTGCCGGTCTGACCGGGTTTGCTGCGAATGCGCTTCCTGGTGGCGCCTTCGCCCGCAGCGCCTTGGCGCCTATCTCTCGTGGTGCTGCTGCTTTGGCCCAGCGAGGTATCGGCGGTGGCGCCATGCAACGGCTGGCTAACGCAGGTACGGATGCCGCATCGCAGGGGCTTTTGGCCCGTTCGGTGCGTGCCCTGCCTGCTTCCATGCTCGAAGGCGCCATGATGAATGCCGGGCAGCAATTCGGCGAGAACGTGGTCTTCAACCAGACTACGGGTCTTGATACGCCCTTGTCCGAGTACGTCATGGATGCGGCTCTCGCCGGTGCTGTGACCGGCGTGCCGTTCGCCCCGTTCAACGCCGCTCCGGCCAAAGCACGGCGTTCCGTCGAACGGACGACGGACACAACGCAGCCTCCTGCCGATGCTGCGGATTCTGTCGCATCCCCTGTCGAACCCATCGGTCCGTCGGGTTCTGATGGTGCGGTTGTCTCCAATGCCGCCGAAGCGGCAAACGTCTCCGCAGCGCAGACGGCGGGTTCGTCCGCGTTCAAACCTTACACGGGGCGCAACAAGCGTTACATTGGCATCAGCGATGATGTTGCAAGTATGCTTCGAGCGATGTTCACCGACAAGAGCGCGCCTGCGGACAACTTCGCCACAGTACACCCCAATGACAAGGCTGACGCAAAGGCCAGTGCAAAATTCCGCAACGACCTCTATATCGGAGACTACATCAACGGGCTGTTGAAATTCACCGGTATGTCTGTTGAACAGCTCAGGACCGAAGTCAACAGCCGCATCTCGATGCCGGGCTTCAACAATATTTTCAAGTCGCGGCGCGAACGTCAAATCGTTCAGGAAGTGGCGAAGCGCCTCAATGATGAAACATACCTCAGCGACCTTTTCAACGACCGTCTCATCACGCCCGATCATGTCGCTGCTGAACCCCCCAATGCAACGGGACAACCCACACCTGCGAAGGTACGTCAGACCGAAGCCGAACCTGTAGCCGAGCCTGTGGCAGAGACTGTGGCAGAGACTGTGCAGCAGCCCGTGGCAGAGACTGTGCAGCAGCCCGTGGCCGAATCTGTGCAGCAGCCCGTGGCAGAGACTGTGCAGCAGCAGCAGCCTGTGGCAGAGACTGTGCAGCAGCCTGTGGCAGAGACTGTGCAGCGGCCTGTGGCCGAACCTGCCCGTCAGGTATTGAAGGATTTCCTCCCCAATGCCGACATCAAGGCTATCCAGGACTATGTCGGACGGTTCGGAAACAGTCTGACGGAACCTGAACGCGTGCAGGTCTGGGCCCGTATTGATGAGCTGAACCCCGCCAACTATGCGGAGCTTTCTCCCTGGTTCGAGCAGCAGCTTGGGCCGAATACGCTGCGAGACAGTGCTGCCAAACTGGCCGCAGAACTTTCCCAGGAGGACACCACCAATGGTGCAAAACCGACACGACCCGGTAAAAGAGGCAGCCGAAGCAAACAAGCTGCCATCGTGGGAAATGATGGACAAAACGCAACGAACCGACCTGTTGCAGAAAGTGTTGCTGCTGCTGTTGCAAGGGAACCCGGTGCCGCGCCCGATGCTGGAACCGTTGCCCCTGCCGCTCTTGCACAAGCTGTTGATGGCGGTTCGCCGGTTGCAAAACGAGGGAATGATGGGACCCCGGCACAGGTTGCCGGAACGGTTGCGCCGGATGCGGGAGTTGTTGTCCGCAAGAGGGCTCGAAAAGCCGCGCCAGCCGACGGAGAACGAAGTGTTGGCGATGCAGCCGCGCAGCCTGCAACAACAGGTGAGAGCGCAGGAAGCCCTCGGACTGCGCGAAGCACAGGGAAGAGCGATGGTGGGGATGCAGCAAACACTGGCAGCAACAAACGCTCCAGAGTTGAAGTTCCCGGCAGGGACAGAGTAAGTCCTTACGGAAAGCTGGATTTCTCCCGAGCGGAACTGAATGCGACCTCCAGTGCCGCGCTCTTAGACGACTTGATGTTGGGCAAAGCCTTGCGGGATTCTCTCGATGATGCTGAGAAAATCGTCGCTATTTCTACGGCGTCTGCGTTGCATCCTCACGGTAATAGACACTCTACAGGTTTGTCTGCTCTCGGATGGTACGCGAGACAGAGAGGGGGAGAATCTCCTGTCATCAACGCTGACTTGGATGCTGTATTGGGGACCATCGAGACACCTCCGGTGCCTGACTATTTCACACAGGCATCGAAGGCTCTGACGACGCAGACTTCAAAAGAAGCTCGCGACGCTCTCCAGCCGCTTATCGAGCAGCACCCGAAGGAAGCGGCACAAGCCGGTATCCTGGACGCCATGCAGCGGGCCGAGAAAGCTCAGGCCGTAGCCGCCAAGGAAGCCGCCAACCTGGAAGCGCTGGAAGCTGACCCCGTATCTCTGGGAGACATCACTGATTTTATTCGTGAAATCCCTGAGCAGGTCATGCGTGATGCCTTCAACTCTCCCAAGCTCGACATCAACATGGGGTATGGCAAGGTCCTGCGCCTGTTGACCAAGGAAGCGAATCCCAGGCTCAAGCTGACAGACAAAGAAGTCCAGGCGCTCAACTACCTGCGCGAAAATACGGATTTGCCGTCCATCGACACGCGGGACTTTGCCGACATCCAGTCCAACTGGAAGTCCATGGCAAACGACCTGGGCTTCAATGTCAACAAGACAGACAGTTCCCTGACCACGGCTGAAGCTGTCAAGAAAGTCACCAAACGCGCACGGAAGTGCTGAGGATAACAGACATGGCTGAATGTCCTAACGATACCGAGTTCCTGCGGGCCGGACTTGATAACCCCACGGGTTTCGGCCCGCAGCAGGCTTCCCGTATGGATAGTGCAGGGAACCCTGCTGGCGATGAAGCACTCCATGCGGCACGAGAGCAGCGTGAGCGTGAAGACATCTATGCGTCTTTCGATGAGCTTTCTCGTAGTACCCAATACACGGCTGAAGAACCCAGCGCTTCCGACCAGGCGGCTGCCCGCAAAGCAGCCGCCCGCATGGCGCGCATGAAAGAGCTGGCTGATGAAGCCGTGTCCAGGCGTAACGAAGAATTCGATGAAGCCGTTCGCATGGCGACGAACACCAGTCTTGGTGCTGCCTCGTGGTGGTTGAACTTCCAGAATGGTATCTACACGAAGTTCGTGAACATTCGCGGTGGCTTCGCCAAGTGGGCCAGACTCTTTGCTGACCAGGCCAACCGCCCGACGAACGAAAACACTCTCTGGCGCATCTTTGACCAGACGCCTCAGAAAGTACGCGCACTGAATCTTCTCATGCGCGACCGTGTCGCGAGCTTCACACAATCGCTCGAACCTGTTGCCCGTCGTATAGGTTGGACGGGCAGCCTGGAAGACCTTGCTCGTGTTATGGGCCACTACGCTGTGTGCAGGCACATCCCGGAGACCAACGATTTGCTGCTCGGGCGCTGGATGGATGAAGCTGAAGACATCGTGAGCAAGGGCCCTGATATGAACGGCAGGGACAAGAAGCGTCTGATGGAGCTGGAGCGCAACATCGAACAGCTCGAAGACTTCATCGACGAAACTACCGACCTCCCCGAAGACCTCGTGTCCGCAGGTTACACCAACGGAGAGGCGCAGTTCGAGATGGACCGCATCCTGCGAGAGACCGGTCTTTCTAAAGAAGAAGCCGACACCATCGCTGATGGTATCTCCGGTCTTTTCGATATGGTGCTGGAGGAACGCGTCAAGGCCGGTGTCGTCTCGCGAGAAGTGTTGGACAGCTTTCCCGGGTTCGAGCATTACGTCGCTATCAGAACCCGTGAAAGCAACTTGCTCGGTATATCGAACGACAGCACGGCATACAACCCCGGGTCGTACTACGCCATCCAGGGTCGGTCGTCCCGTCCTGACAGCGCGTATGACACGCTGTTCTTCTATATCAACCGGGCGGCGACCGAAGTTGGTTCCCGTGAGTTTGCTGTGAACATGTTCGCCGTTGCTGACCATCTGCTGGAGACCGGCGCTATCGACGCTTCTGGTATCAAGACTTACGACTACGCCTCCCTCATGCGGATGTCTCACAGCACGAACCCTAAGCAGCGCGCCATCGCTGACCAGCTCCTTACCGGTGGTGGTATCGTGGCAGATGTACCTACGCCTATTGCTGACGGTGAGACTGTTATCAAAAGGCGTTACCTTCGCTTCGACCCCAAGTGGTCCCATGTGGAATCCGGTCTCACCGGTGAAATGCTCAACAATGCCATGTCCAGTGATTACAAGCTGGGCAGCGCCGGGTTGCCAGTCGAAGCTGCCGGACGTTTTACCAGTCTTGTCAGCCAGCTCAATACGCGGTTCTCGCCTCTATTCGCTCCGTTGTCCGGTTCTCGTGATGTGATGGAACGTGCATCCAACATGGTGAATCGTGACTATTATGCTGAAGACGGCACTCGCATCAAAGGCAGCTCTCTGGCAGCGAAAGTGCTGGCGAACACGCCGAGGACATCCAAAGCCTTGCTGGACATCATGCAGGGCAGGCTCGACGAATCGAATCCCATGTACCAATATCTGGATGAATACCGTCGCGGCGGTCTGTTCCAGAAATACATCCAGGGACAGCGTTCTCCGGTCGAAGAATCCGGGACCATCTCTGGACTGCCTGATTCTTCTTCCCGGCTGGAGAAGGCCATCGTCGGTTATGGAGGCCCCAGCGTAGCACGCTGGCTGAGAAGTCTCGGCACGTCGAAGAACCAAGTCATGCGGGTACTGGATGGCTGGAACGACTTCTTCCAGAATGCGGGTGCTTTTGCCCAGTTCGTCACCCTGCGCGAAGCCGGAGTACCGGCAAGCCGTGCAGCCCGTGGCGTGCTGGAAATGATGAATCTGAGCCACCGTGGTGAACTGACGCCGTACCTTCGCGTTCTGTTCCCCTATGTTGTCCCCACTGTGGAATCTGGTGTGGCCCTGGCCCGCACCTTGGGTCTCGGTGCGCGTACCCCAGGTGACATCATCAAACAGGGGATGCGTGGATACATGGGCCTGCTGGCTGCCTACGGGGCGTATTCCATGTTGTACCCGCTGGCCCGGGAATCCCTTGGCCGGGATGAGACTGGCAAGTATCGTATGGATGCCATGTCGCTGTCCGAGCTGGTGCGCGGTGTACCCATCGGCATGGGGTCTGAGGGAGACTTCATCCGCTTCCCTGTCGGTTTTGGTCTGCCGCAGATAGCGGCCATGCTGTCCGTTGGTCAGGAACGTGTGGCGAGCGGTCTCATGTCTCCGCAAGACCTGGCCTTCGATACGCTGTTCCTCACGGTCAAGAACACTATGCCGGGCAACTGGCCCGACTATCGCTTTACGGAACATCCTGCCGATTATCTGGCAGCGTTTCTCTGCCCGCCTCCCCTGCGCCCCTTTGTCGATGTTGCCATCAACCGGTCGTATTTCGGGCAAGAGATAACCCGCGAATCTTCCCAGGGTACGACGGCGCTGTCGTCTACGGGCCGAACGAATACCCCGGTCATCTGGCACAACATGGCGAAACGCCTCAACAGTGAGACCGGCATCGACTTCGCTCCTGAACAACTGCGCTACATGGCGAAGAGCATCCTCACCGGTCCTCTGCGCACGGTCATGGGTGCTGTCGAGAACGAAGCCCTCTACAAAGGGTCGCAGAGCATGTCCGAATTTCGTGACATGCACCCGCTGCTGCGTGGACTTGGTACGTCCACATGGTTTGGGAATGCCGGGAAGTCGAGCCAGCTTTTGTACTACAACGCCAAGGATGAATATGAATCCCGCATCCGGCGTTCCGGTGTGAAGATAACGTCACCTGACCGCAGCGTAGACGCCAGAGCCTATCGTCAGGCCCAGCTCGAAAAAATCGGTTTCACCCCGGAAGAGATTTCCGACTACATGCTCATCTGGGAAACCGACAAAGCGTTGCGGAAGAACGGCATGGACTTCAACAAGGAATACAAGGACAGGTGGCTCTCGATGGAAGACTCGGAAGAACTGCGAACGGCGTTCGCCAACCTTGAACTTTCATCCACGAACATATACGATGCAGCCGTGAACTCGTTGAACTATTACAGGACAAGGGGTTAGGATGATTCTGTCGCTCACCGAGGATGTCGCCCGTATCGGCATCCGCATCAAAGACTGGCGCAACAATCGCATCTTGCAGGACTGGCGTAATGTCATACTGACAATCATGCCCGGACAGGCTGACAGCGATTGCACCTGCGGCTGTCACACAGGCGGAAGTCCGTGGTATCTGCACGGCTGCTGGCCGGGTCATCGCGTCGATGTCGATGTGGCGAATCCTGCACCGCCTGACTTCGCCCCCATCGTATGCAGGGCATTCACCTGGGGAGAAGACGGCACGGTGGAATTCCATGTCCCCGATGTATTCCGCACACTGCCGTGGGGACGCTACACAGGTGTGTTGCAGTATCATCCGGCACTCGACAAGCCGCTCGACTTCCGTGTTCTTCGTGACCTGCGCGATGCGCCACGTCCTGCCAATTCTCCTTGCGTTCCCGACCTGAGTATCCACTCTCCGGCGCATATGCCGCCCGTGCCGCTGTTTTGCGTTCTGGCGCGGTTCGATATAGACTATGGTCCTCGATGCAGTGAACACATTATCGACATGGCCCAGGTACAATTCATGCTTGGGACCTGTGACGAAGAGGTCTAAATGGCACGGCACAATATTCCCCACAGTTGTGGTGAAGGCTACCCCGTCAATCCCATCATCGGCATCCCGCCCGGTGGGGTCGATGGACAAGCCCTCATCTTTGACAGTTCTTCGCCTTGCCTCCTGCGGTGGGGAGACCCGCTGAAAGGTGACAAGGGTAATACTGGCAACACCGGTAAGGTGGGGCCCAAGGGGGAACCTGGTTCCCCTGGCAAGCAGGGCCTTACCGGCCCTCCCGGCCCTCCCGGCCCTCCAGGCCCTCCCGGCCCTCCTGGCAAAGCAGGGCAACAGGGCGAGCCCGGCAAGCGCGGGCTGCGTGGTCTCCCCGGTCCGAAGGGGGAACCCGGCCCGCCCGGCGAGCGAGGTGAGACCGGTGAACAGGGCCCGCCCGGACGCCCAGGGGCCACCGGCAGACCGGGTATCCCAGGCAAGCAGGGCCCTCCCGGCCCTCCCGGCACGAGTGACCACCGTATGCTGTCCAACCTCGACTATGCCCGCAGCGGACATATCGGGTTTGCCTCCCAGGAAGCACTGGACAAACTCGAAAAGCGTATTGCCGAGTTGGAACGCAAGCTCGCTAACATCTAAGCAGGGGAACTTCCGCATGTTCAAGAACAAGTATTTCACCACCTTCCTGACACGCAAGCTCGAAGCCAGCGACCTCGACCTGCCTATTGTCGAGAAGGCCAAGGCTGACCTTCTCGACCTGCTCAGTGGTGAAGACGATTACACCTACCTGTCCATCGTCGGCGACACCGACATGGAGACCGTGAAGGTGCGGAATGACCACGGCACCCTGTTGCTGGAACGCGGTATCGGAGGCACCAAGCCCCAGACGTTCACATACGGCGCCTGTATCCGCACGGTTTCTCCTACTATCATCGCCGCCATCAAAGACCTTGTGTGCAATTACACCTGCTGCGAAGGTCCGTGTGAATGTGAACCGGTGGAAGTCGGTGGTTATGCGCTCCCGGATTGTACGAAGGGACAGCCGTGGACGGGGCATGTGGCGTTCCAGGGTTCGATGCCTATGACCCTGGGGGCGAACGGCGCTCCTGACTGGATGCGTGTCGAGACCAAAGCCAACACGGTCACACTGTCCGGCACACCGAACGTATCGGGACAGTTCTCCATGAGCGTGTGCGCCACGAACTGCAACGGAACTGCTGTTAGCAGTATCCCCATCAACATCGACATCGCCGAATAAACATTTCCGTCGTCCTGGTTTCACCTCCCGTTTCCCCAGGATGCCGGATACAAAAAAGCCCCCTCATGTCGACACTACGCCCGCATTGGTCGACATGAGGGGGCTTCACGTTTCTGTCTATGTCTGCACGAATTCCGAACGGTTTAGTTCATTTTGCGATATTTCCCCAGCAGGTTGTGGTCTTGCTTGAGGGCCAGCCGGAGTGCCTCGATGACTTCCACATGGTGGATTTTGATGGTGCCGTATTGGCTGTCTTCCTTGATGCGCGGGGAGCGGCCCATCCTTTCACCAAGCTGCGAGAGCTTGCGACCCACCTGCGAGTACATGCCAGCGGACTCGTGGAACACCTCCAGCAGCCACGGGATAGCCTTAACCTGCTTGTAGTGCTTCCCCTCGCCCAGTTGGTCGGCCAGAACGTCGCGCTGGCGAACGGCGGCGGATGCGGTGGCCATGCTGGTAGCTTCACATCGGCTGCCTATCTCGGCCTTGGTTCGCTTGTAGTAGTCCCGCTGCTCAAGGGCGAGCTGCTTTTCCTCTTCAATATCGGCAATCATGCGCAGGGCGTCGGGGAAGGATTTCGGGACGCGGGGGAGATTCCACTGTCCATAGCCGCCGGTCTTGCGGATGGCGGGCAGGACTTCCTCGACCACCCAGGTCTGGAAGCGTTCAGCATCGGGAAGATTGGAGCGCATGACAAGACGGTAAACGTCGCTTTCGGGGATGATGTTATAAGGCTGTGCCCCCTGCGGCATATCGCCGTAGCTGAATTTATTGACTTTTTTGCAGTGAGTATTCACGGCATCGTTGGGGCGCTCATACCCAAGTGCCTTGGCAATATCCGAAGCCACGAACCACGGTTCACCGTTCACATCCACCACGCGAACCTGACCAAACTCCTGCTGCTCAAAAATCTTAATGCCTTCCATGTTGCATCCTCCAAAAAAATGCGCCCCACCGGGTAACGCTAGGACGTAAAGTCCTCCGGCAGGGCGCAAAAATGAATGCGATATGTATGTGTCCAGCGTTACCAAGACATGTACAAGATAACGTGATGGCGGCTAGTTGTCAATGTCACTTTCCACACCGTCCAAAGAGCGGCCCGTGGAATCGGTATATTCACTGAGCCCAAAGTTGGGTGCAGTGAAAGATTCCGAGCACTTATCAATAGTTTCCCGGATGTCCCGCAAAACATGACGATGTTCCTTCCCGAACGCCTCCGCCACCTGCTGGCTGGTGACAGCCGGGATTTGCTTACAGGACTTTCACATTGGCCGTGGCCTCAAGGGCCGGAGCATCCTTGATGTCGAAGCCCAACCGCTTCACACTCGTGGCGTCCAGCCTGTAGCAGCGTGTATTGGGGAGCTGCATCCAGCCGATGTTCTCGCCAAAATTCTTGGTCGTATCTTTGGCTGTGATGCCTCTGTCTTCGAGACGCTTCCAGAGATTGGAAGGCGAATGCTTCTGGGCCTTGAGCCATTTGTGCAGGTCGGAACGCGAGATGTACAATTCCTGCGTCGCCAGCACGGCCCGCATAGTGATGTCCCTATTGTTTGGCAGACTCACGATGTACTTGTCCGGTACCCCATGCGGCTGCTCGGGCATGGTCTTGTCGCGATGGTTTGCCCTGACCACCAGCATATTGAGCTGGCGCTCCATGAGGTACGTCGTCAGCATATGCACGGGGTCAGACGTATTCGCTTCGGTGCTGCGACGGTTGTGCGGCACGAAGACATTGATGACCCAGTTCTCCAGCGCATCCATGTCATAGTCCAACAGACCATACTCCACAGCCCAGCGCCCGGCCTTCATCGCCATCGCCAAGGGATAGCTCAGGAAGCGTTCCGAGTTGTCGAAGCCGTATTTACGGCACCACGTCTCTACCTGCTGCGTGAGCGTCGCCAGCCGGTCTCTGTGCTTCAAGACCTGATAGATGAATTCGGGCCCGGCAAGGCCGTAGTTCGTCTTGCAGGCGTCCATGCACGCATGGATGTATTCCTGCACTTCCGGCTTGTCGGCATACGAGGGGAAGTCGCACTCGTACTCCATCACGCGCACGATACTGGCCTCCGAATCCCCGGCATGGCGGGCAACGGCTTCCTTGATGCACTTGTTCGACGTGATGAACGTGACCGTAGACCACGAACCGGTGTCTACCATCTCAGCGCCATTACTCTTGAGCTTCTGCTTCTCCTGATTGCCCATGAGGCTGTAGGCGAGGGCATAGAGGTCTTCGTCTTTCATGTCCGAAAGTTCGTCCATGTAGACGGGCAGATTGTTCAGCACAGCCATTTTCCGCATGCGCATGACGGCAGAGGAATTGCGCTGCACGAACTGCTCTTCAGGATGTCCCCAGATGGATGCAGCAGAGCACAACACCTGCGACTTGCCTTTGCCGGATGTGGTGCTCCACAAAGAGTAAGCAGCAGAACGCACGACGCCAGGGCCATAGTGCATGAGCGGAGCCGCGAAGGACAGACACATGGCGAGCTGGGCAGCCGGCTGGTTGAGGACGCGGTACATCTGCGGGACATACTTCCATTTGTCGAGGTCGCCCTTGATGGACAGTTCCTTCTTCGCCAGCTTTTCAGCCGAGCCTTTGTATACCATGTCGTGGATGCCGGTATCTGTGATGACACCATGGCCCACGCCAAAACCCAACGTGGGCTGGTTCGTCACGGGGTCGGTGATGTCCGTCCACCCGAACACATCCCGCGTCTGAATCTCTGTACTGTACCCGTTTTCCAAAACACTGCGAAGGTAGCTGTTCATAAAACTTGCAAATATTTTAGGGGTGTACATGTCAAGGTTACACGAGAGGATGTTGGAAGAATTGAGCGCTGCCATAAGGCTCTGATTGCTCGCCAGCGTGGAAGCAGGCAGGCGCATCAGTTCGACAGCCCCATGCTTGTGGCGCACTTCAAACCAGTGCGAACGCTCGGAAACACCATTCGTGTATGTCCATTCCGACTTGATGTAATAGACTTGGGATGTGGTGAGGATATGGTCTGTCGTCACCCACGAACCGTCGTCCTGTTTCTCTGACTTGTGCCAGATGCATCCTCTGTCATCCACGCTGTAGCGCTTGCTGCGGAACCCGACACGCGGGTGGTCGAAGACTTCCGGGATGACAAGACGCTGTTGCACGGGCTGCTGCACCGGCTGGGCCATGGGCTGCTGCACCTGCTGAGGCGCAGGCTGGGCCATGGGCTGCTGCACCGGCTGAGGCACAGGCTGGGCCATGGGCTGCTGCACCGGCTGGGCCACGGGCTGCTTTACGAATGTCTCACCGGCATTTTGAGACTTCCGCCACAACTGCACAGGAGAGGTGATTTTCCCCCAATGCGGGCAGGCCGGACACACGCCAGGATTCAAACTGTTGAAACGGTCGCACCGGGCGGGAGCGTCATCAGGGGCATGGTCAAACTTCGCGTCACAGTCGGCAGGATTGTAGCGTTCCTTGTCCAGAGCCGACACAGCATGGGCCCACTCCCTGCCGTCCACACAGCGCTTGAACACGGACATGGCGGCATACCAGTGGGGCTCTTGCCCCTTGCCGGAGAAGAGCATCTGACGGCAGCCGCGCACTATGGGTTCGGACTTCGCCACTGGTGCGGAAGATGTGAACCCCATGCCGTCGGAGAACAGCGCATTGCCGGTCAATACCACAGGCTGCGGCGTCTGCGCGATGTTCTGAGGAACAGTAGGTTTGAGCTCTGCCTTGAGCTTGATGATGGCATCGGGATGTTTCTCCGCCATCGAAGTCAGCATGACTTCTACGAACTTGTGCGGCTCCCATACCCAGCCGGTCTCCTTCACCACGGACACAGTGTTGCCAGTACCTTGATGTATGGTTCCTGGAAGACGCAACACACGAGCCGGGTCTTTGGTGCAAGCCGGGTCTGCCCAGAGGTCGAAAGCGGCACATTCCTTTTCCAACATGAGAGCGACACGGCGCCACCAGGCGACAGGCACAGGCTCGGACAGGGCCCAATAGACGTGCAGGCCCTTACCGGAATGGATAATCCACGAAGGATTGAGACCCGTCTCGCGCACGAAACGGTTCAAGCAAAAAGCTGCGAACTGGATGGTCGGGTAGGAAATGCCTTGCTTGCCGACATCGAGGTCAACCCAGAAGGCTTTGAGGGTACGAGCATTCACCTGCCTGCGTCCTGCTGCACCATCAGCAAAAGAAGCGAGGGCGAAGTAGGCGTTGTAGCCCTGTGCCGACAGAGAAAATCCTTCGGAGATTATGTCGTCTATGCCAGGACAAGGGCTCTGCCGACGGGAACCGTCTTTGATACCCAAAGAAAAATAGGTGGGGAAACTGAAAGAGTCTTCGCGAGGGGGAAGCGGGGGGAGCAGACTGGAAAGAAAACGTCTCGTTTGCTGAAGCATACGCTGTGTCCTATGAAAAGAAGGTTTTCAGGGAGGAGGGAATCTCAGTAGAACCACCATTCAGTCTGGGCGGACACGAGGGTGCTTCAAGCCCTCATAAATCCAGACTTCCCTCGATTCCCGCCTCCGTGAAAACCTTCTTGCTCAGGTTGAGGCTCCATGAGGCGGCGGTTTGACCACCTCATGGAACCTGTATAGCCGCCTACAAGTTGTTTGTCAACTAGTAACCAGCAACATCCGCCAAAATTCCGCTGAGAGCATCAGACGCTTCCTTGCTCACATTGGTCTGGGCCGGAGCAGGGGCCGGAGCAGGGGCCGGAGCAGGGGCCGGAGCAGGGGCCGGAGCAGGAGCCGGAGCAGGAGCCGGAGCCGGAGCAGGGGCCGGAGCAGGGGCCTGAGCCGGAGCAGGGGCCGGAGCCGGAGCAGGGGCCGGAGCAGGGGCCGGAGCACCATCCAGCACAGCCGCAGCGCGGGACAGCATGTCATTCATACCGGCAGGGGCAGGCTGCTGCACCGGCGGTACCGGCTGAGGCGCAGGCTGGGCCATGGGCTGCTGCACCGGCTGTACCGGCTGAGGCGCAGGCTGGGCCATGGGCTGCTGCACCGGCTGGGCCATGGGCTGCTGCACCGGCTGGGCCATGGGCTGCTGCACCGGCTGGGCCATGGGCTGCTGCACCGGCTGGGCCATGGGCTGGGGCGCAGGCTGGGCCATGGGCTGGGGCATGGGCTGCACACCGTTGGCGATATTGACCGCCGCAGGGACAGGCTGGATAACCCCGGCACCATTGGGGGAGTAGGTCAGGATTTCATTGACCCGAAGCATCTCCGCGATACGCTCGGTACTGGCCGTCTGGATGACAGCCGTGTAAGTCTGGCTGTCAAGGTAGGACGGATTGCCGTTCGGGTCAAGGTTGGGACGGAACAGCATGACGCCGGAGACGGGGCTCTGCGGGTCAAGGATAATCTGGGTCACGAACATGGCCGGGTTGCAGCGGAAAACACCGGGCTGGCTGTGGCGGTCGCAGAAGCCCTTGATGCCGCCCCAGCGGTAGCTGTTGCTGCGGGGGTCAGAGTTTCCGTAGAGGCTGGTGCTGGTGATGTCCAGGACGACGGGGCGTTCAAGGTCGAGGTAGAACTGTCCGTTCGAGTTGGTCATCAGGGCCCACACGGTACGTCTGGCGATACGGAAACCCCAGCGCTCCTGCCCATTGACGCTCACCTTCTGGTGGTATTCGGCAGGGAGCGCGTCGGGGAACGTGTCGGCAGTGGGCATCATCCACACGAGGTCAGGGCGAGACGGTTCCTGGCCGGGAGCATACTGTCTGGCATACCACGAAGCGTAGTTGCAGGGCGCCACACCCAGAAGGACGCCAAAGACCTGACCGTTGGGGATGTCGACTTCCTGACGGTTCTCGATGAGCTTGAAGCTCATCTTCCCCGGCTTGAGGATACGCAGCCCGGCGCCGAAGCCGGAGAAAGCATTGTCCATCAGGGTATCAACGATACCGGAGAACTGCTCATCGGCGAGCGTAGGGGGCTGGTTATTGACGACGACAGGGACAAGATTGGTCTCACTCATGGTTACTTCTCCTTGGTGAAATTGAGAGAGGGTTCCGCCACGCGGCGAAGGCCGCATGACACGATGTAGTTATCAAAGGCTTCGCCTTCGAGACCGGCACGCTCGGCGCGTTCTTCAAAGTTGCGTGCTGCGACGCGCTGCTGCAACAGCAGACCGTCACTCAAAGCAAAGCCCTGTTCGGCATTTTCGACCATGCCACGCAGCACGGCGTAAGCCAGAGCTTCCTTGTCCGCTATCTCGTAACGGACCTTTTCCTTGACCACAAGACGGCCCACACCATCTATCTTCATGGACGACGACCCGGCAGCAGCGAGTTCCAGAAGGATACTGCGTTCAAGTTCCTTTTCCTGCTCCATGATGTCGGCGAGACTATCTTGGAGAGACTTCTTCTTCGCCCGAATTTCGGACAATTCGGACGCCATATTGCGTATAGTCTTCGACACGGTACTCTCCTTCGGCGCGTTCAAGCCATGCGATGAAGTCCTCTTTCTTGTAGTAAATCCTGGTACGCATTTTAGTGCAAACAGGACCGGTGCCTCTGTAATCCATCATCTCCAGTTGCCTGCGTGTGATGATGCCCTGGGTAAATTTCTCGACATCTTTGCGGGCGAAGAAAGGCGGCAGGACATCCCGCAGATAGTCGATAAGTTCCTGTGATTTTACTCTCATGGTGCTGTCTCCATAAAATGGATATATCTATACAGGTCTGTTGTCAATCATTTCCTTTGACGAAAGCCTCAAACAGCCCGGCGATGTCCATGGCTTCCGAGTGTCCCGCCTGGAGCCTGCGCAGTATGCGGCGTTCATCTTGTGAGGCGACGATATGGATGATGTTGATGTTGTCTGCCTTCTGCCGCACGGAACTCAGTCGTTCCAGGGCCTGCGTGTAGGCAAAGCCCCCGAGCAGCAACGGGTTCGCGAATATCATGGTGTCGGCTGCCGACAGCTCGGTGCCGAAACCTACCGTCGTCGGATGACAGACCAGCACATGAGGGTCTTTGGTGTTCTGAAAGTCCGACAAGATGGCGGCACGTTTTTGACCTGTGACGCTACCGTCTATGAATGCCGTCGTGTACCCTGCGGCCTCAATCTCTTTGGTGAGCATACGCACACCGGCGATGTAGGAACAGAAGACGACGACCTTGCGATTCGTCTCGGCAATGGCATCGAGTATCACCTGCGTCCTCGGAGCATGGTCGAGTTCGATGGCCTTGCCGTCACCACCCTTGATGACTCCGAGATATATCTGCATGAGACGCTGGAGAAGCACCCCGCCATTGGCTGCCGTGATGACTTCACCATTGGCCATGATGGTCAGAGCATCCACACGCAGCTTGTCACGATGCTGCTCCTGTTCCCTGGTGAGTTCACAACTCCGCACCTGTTCTGTGACGGGCGGCAAGTCGAGGACTTCGGATTTCTTGAACCTGATTGCGGGCTGCATCGTGTTGAATATGGTCTGGCTCGCACTGGCCCGCGTGTCCTTCTGCCACGGCAGAGCGCCCCATTTGAACATCACGAGGTCTCTCCATGCCGTCTTGGTCGTCACAGGCAGGCGCGTCGGCGTGACGCATTTGACCATGCCGTACACAGCTTCTGGGTCATCAGCGGGAGACCCGGTTATGCCGACGACGCGCAAGTCTGTACGCACGCGCTGGCACAACTTCTGGATGGCCTTGCTCCGCTTGCTCTCTGGGTTCCCGAGATGCGTCAGTTCGTCGATGATGACGGCACCGATACGGGCATCCCTGACGGCTTCCTGGAAGGCTTTGTCGTCGAGACGTACCGACTCGTAATTGGTGACGTAAAAGTCAGCCGGGCGCCGCAGGTCGGCGGCACGCGTAGGGCCGTGTACTATCTGCACTATGGCGTTGGGGAGCGTCTCTCTGATACCGTTGGCCCAAACACTGTGGATGGTGGTGTATGTCGTGATGATGAGGACGCCGCCGGTCAATGCCCGATGCCGCTGGAGATAGTCCATGGCCAGGATGATGCTGCCTGTCTTGCCCAGCCTTGGTTCAGACAAGACATAGCTCTTGTCATACAAGGTTAGAAAGGCAGCGGTGAGCAACTGGTGCTTGAGCGGCGTGAACTTTCCCTCGACAAGAGGCGTATCCGTGGCATGATACATGGGCGACGCACCTACGGTGTCGATACCTATGTTTTGCAGGATACGACAGCCTTCCTCCGTCCAGGGAAGCTGGACAAGCAATGCTCCGCCGGGCCTGTCCATCATCGCTATGGGGAAGGTCGAGATGGTATTGAGTTTTTTCATGTGAGCTACGCTCACAGGGTCAGTCACCTCGGCCACCATCTGACCTTCCTCCGGGAAAACGACGATGTTGTTGCCGAACTTGAACATGGTGCTGTTACTTCTTCGGCACAGCGGCATGGACCTTGGCCAGCGGCAGGACGGCAGGGACGGTGATGCACTTCTCCAGCGGCCAGCCTTCCGCCATACGCTTGCGGACAGCCTGCTCGGAGATACCGTGTTCAGACATACTGGAAAGCACGGTCTTGATGTCGGCGTCAGGGAAACGATACAGGACAGCAGCTTCAAAGCTATTGCCCTGCCGGGCGGCACGCTCCGGGTCCCATCCGCGAGAGATACGACTGTTGAACTGCGCCTTGGTGATGCCAGACTGCTTGAGCCATTCCGTGATGGGCATACCATAACGCTTGTCGAGGTCCACGGACTGGGCCTTTCTCGGCATCTTCAACGCATCTTCCATGGACCAGCCTGACGCCAGCCGGTTGCGAAGCGTGATGTATTTGATACCGTGCGCACGCGCCAGCTCTCGCAGGTTCGTCACACTGCGACCGTCAGGGGCCGTATATGTCGCACTCGCCGTATGCGGCGTGGTGAAACTTTCTTCGATGGATTTCTCGTTACGCAACCTGGCCATGATGATTCGTGGCGGGATGCCGTATTCTACAGCGAGCTGCTGCAAGGTTTTGGACGTGTCAATCATACTACTTCCTCCATGTATTTCGGGAGACTTTCTACATTGTGTTCGTTGATGATGAGCGTGACCCCTCCAGCCTCCCGTATGCGGGCCATCTCATACTCCTGCAATGCCGTGGTCTTCCCCCTGCCTGCTTTCGTCTCGATGGAAAAGAACTTCCCTTTATGGCAGACAAGAAAATCGGGGACGCCACGCTTTCCGAATGCTGTTCCCAGGGGCATGGCGTACCATGCCCCAAGGCTGGTGAGGATGCTTTTGACCCTCGCTTTCACCTTTCCTTCTGGTGTCACGAGAACAGCCTCTTGTACCAGGGGAGGGAATCCTTCTTGTTGTCCGCAAAGATTTGGAACTGTACGGCAATCAGGTCGTCGATGTTGAACGTGATGGACGACCCGTTGATGTCGTAATCAGCATAGGCAAAGATGGTGTGGGCCGTGACGTAACCATAACGTTCAGACGCTGTGAGCACGACATCAGGGCAACGTATATCGTATCCGAGAGCGTCGATGATGCACTGGGTTTTATCCACCACAGGTGCGATGTTGAACGTCAGAGGTCTGCCGTTCCGTTCCATATACAGCAAGCATTCCATCTGTGCAGGGAATTTCAACCCGATATGCTTGCCGACCAACTCCTGATTACTACCGCTCTGCGCCATGCGACAGATGGCGTTGTACACATCACCGCTGTTATTCATATTCCAGCTTTCATGCACCCGAGTGAGCTGCTTACCCTTTTTGCTTCCCATAAGCTACCTCATGCATTTGGGGTTATTGTTGAAGTCACACCACCGGCAGAACTTGTTGGCCGTGGGAGGGAAATGATTGTTCTTGAGCGCCTGCTCCATGGTTCCAAGCAGCTCCAGGACATCCTGTACCGGGGCCAGGCCGTTGCGGAAGTCGATGATGCCGTCAACTTCTTCGCCGCTGTCCACATACCAGTAGGCATAGCGAACCGCCGCACGCTGATACAGGATGTGCGTGAGCAGGCATTCGACCCTGAGCTGGAAGTCGTCGATGTCCCACTTCTTCCCCGTCTTGATGTCGATAAGCAAGGCAGGTTCGGCTGCATCGGCAGGGAGGACCAAGGCATCCGCCCGGGCCCTGATACGCGCATCGTCATCCCACCAGCCAGTCTTGCCGCCGTTCGCGTTCAGAACAAGCTCGTGTTCGGTGTACAAGGAAGCCCCCTGCGACATGAGCCGACGAACTTCCCCGACGCAATCACGAACGAAGTCCACGTCGATGGTAGCGTCCCAGGAAACATCATCACTCCAGCCGTAATGGAGCCTGCGCTGGATGGCAGTATGGATGGTCTGCCCACGGGACTTGGAACCGCTGGCTTTCCATTTGATTTCCTTGCTTATGGACTGCCCCCAAAAACGCAACGGGCAATCCCTGAAGGTCTGCATGTTGCTCGGGGAGTAAACGAAAGGCATGTGCTGTCCTCCTAGACTATTTCAAAGGTCGTCCCTATCTCCGCTTCACACGCCACAGGCAAACCATTGAGAGCAGGCGGGACTATGGACATGTAGTGGAGCATCTGCTGCTTCACATAATCGCCCTGCTCTTCCGGCACGACAGATGCCCAGGCGTCGTGGATGTTGCATGCCAGCTTGATTCCGGCCTCATCCATCCGACAACCTTGATACATAATAACGTCAACGAAGGAAAGACCCTGGACAAGATTATTTGTAAACGCCCCCCCATAAATATGGGTAGGAATTTTGGAAGCACCCTTGTAGGTGTCATAAACGAACTGCCACTTGCCCCGGTCGTTACGCTCGGCACGCAGGCCCGGGTAGCGCAGGATGTAACCGCTCGGGAACCGGACAGACGGCACACACAGGTCAGTCCTGGGCCCCACCGGCATGATGCCGAAGGTGTAGATGTCATTGTTGGGGCCGCCGAAGGTACCGGATTCGCCACGCAGCATGGCCTCCAGAACATTCTCCGCCGTCTTCCAGAAGGCGACGATGTTGGGATGTGCGGCCCGGTAGATGCCGTGGGCATAACGGGCCAGCTCATGGTGACGGTCGAGGTCTTCGTGCAGGCGGATTCCCTGCCGCAGCAGCGTGTTGCTATACTTTGTATGACCTACGCCGTATCCGCAGTTATGGCACCATAGCCAACCTACTTTCGACCGGACAACAAAGCGGTGGTTTGGCCCCGCATTTCGTATGTCATACACTTCTTCCATTTGCAGCTCTGAGTTGCTGCAATTCTTTTCTGAGTTCGTCGTTTTCTGCTTGTAGAGATGAAACAGTACGTCTGTTACGGCATTGCTGAGACCGTGTAGCCATGCGTATGTTTCCTCTTTCGTAGTTTCCATTGTTGTCGATACGGTCGAACTCGAGAGAAGGGTCATCCCAGCCTTCAAGCGTGGATATGTATAATAAGAAATCCCAAGCATCCTTGAAACAAAACTTAATACCTCTTCCTCCATAGCTCTGGTAAGCGGGGTTCTTAGGATTTTCACACCGTTGTCTGCATACATGGATTCGTTTGAGGTAACGCTCTCGCAATCTGGGGTCAGGAATAAGCTCTGCGCAGCGCTCATAGTCTGGTCCATGTCTTGTAATGTGCGACTGTTTCTTCGTACACAAGTCACACCGTGTAGTCCGGCCTGCTCTAAGATTTGTTTGCAATGCCCAGAAAGGTTTTGAACCACAGTCGCATTGAACAAGTGACATATACTCTCTACGGTTCGGGTCTGTTCTGCAAGGCTGCAATCTTCGTTCACTACGGATAACTGTGAGATTCCCGAATCGCTGTCCGACTTCAGGGTCAGCGTATTTTCGTGTAAAGCTCCGCAGATTTGTTCCGTAACGTATGCCGCAATGCGCGCAAGCGGCTGCACATTTTCCTCTGGAAAGAGTGTATCCATCGTACCAATATAATGTTCCGCATTTGCCACATTTACATTTGTACAAGATACGCCGCTGACCGATTCGTTGTTCCACAGTGCAATCAAGGATTGTTCTACCGCAAGAAACATCGCCGATTTCAAATACCGGGGTTCGTTTTGTAATGCGGCAACCGTTTTCCAAGAGAAACCGTCGAATATCAAATGGTCCGGGGTCACTCTTACACCAGCTAACTCTATCGTGTTCTTCTTTCCATTGCAGATAAGTCCGTTGTGTCGTACCCATGATTCACCATCCCATAGTTTATCGGTTTCAGACACCATAACTATAGGCTTCCACCCCGTATCTGTCAATACTTCAGTGTCACCAGCGAAGCAAGAGAGAATACCTGTCTTACCCACATTGCGGTACATCTTCATCGTCTTGTCGCCCGCCTTGGCCCCGGCCTTGATGTCCTGCCACGGCACACCGAAGATGGTCTCGGCCAGTTCCGAATACGGGTCACGTCCTTCACGGAACTGTGTGAGCAGCCCGACCTCGTTGGCCACGAAGGCCAGCCCACGCGCTTCAATCTGGGCAGAGTCGCAGGCCACGACGACCTTGCCCTTCGGGACCTTGATGGCTTGCCGGAGCTTGCGCTTGGAAGGGTCACGCTTGCTCAGGTTCTGGAACTGGAGCTTGTCAGTCTTCGTCCCGGCGTCGGCAGAGGCACCGGCGGAATTCCGTCCCGTATGCGCCAGCCACGCCCCGAGCATGATGGGCAGGGGCTTATGCATCCGGGCAAACTTGAGCAAGGTCTCAGCCCTGCTCCGGTCGATGCTGCTGTTGAGCTGCAACCTGGTGCGCACGAGCAGCGCGACCCGAGGGTCGGGATGGTCTTGCATGAGGACGAAGTCCACGTCGGTCTTGCTGAAGGCATAGGTCATCACAGGCTGCATGTTCTCCAGCTCTTCAGCAGCTCCGGGTCTCCCGGCGTCGGCAGCGAGCTGGAGCTTTTCCCTCTTGGTCTTGGTCTTCGCTGCACTCTCTTTGAGCGGAGGTTCGACACCCAGGGAGCGCAGCATATCGGCGAACTTGTCAGCCGAACGCAGCGCAGCCAGCATGTCTGCGTTGGTTTGGAATGAGAACATGGCCATGAGTTCTTGCCGCGCCTTGTCCGCAGCGGCGTCGAGGTCGGACAGGTATTCCAGCAGCAGGTCTTCATCCAGCACGAACGAAGGTTCTGTGGCCATGCGGGCCGTGATGGACATGAAGCGCAGGGCATCAGGTGTCATGTAAGGCAGCATGGCCTGTGCGTTTTGGTAGCATTGCGCGGCGTCGTCTTTGCAGTATTGGATGAAGAACGCCCGCTCTTCCGGCGTGAAGTCGTCCGGCCATTGCTTGTGGTCACTGACGACGGTACCGGCAGCCTTGTTGCCGTTGCCGAGGAACTCGGTGAGGGCGGCATGGCTCTCACGACACACACGGGACAAGCCTGTCCATCGCATCATGGCGATGGTGTCGTAGATTTTCTGGGGATGGAAGTCGAAGAACTCCGACAGGATGAGACTGTCGAAGCCGTGCATGTTATGCCCGCACCAGGCAACGTCATGCGTATCCAGATTTTCAAACGTCGTTCGCAGACGCTCATGTTCAACGACGGAACAGTCCACGCAACACGAGCCGTTGGACAGGGTAAAGGCGCAAAGCTGCGGAGTGAATTTTTCGTTACGGACATACTCGATGGGACCCATCTTCGACAGCGTGTACGTTTTGCTGTCCCAATAGGTCTCGAAGTCTATGACGACAAGCGTGCTTTCAGGCATGGTGCATCTCCAACGGGAGGGGCTGTCGCCCCTCCCTCGTATACATGTTAGACGAAGTATTCCTGATAGGCGGGATTCTGCGCAGGGAACTTGCCGTTGACCTGCTTGCGCTGCTCGGGCGTCAGGTCGGTGACGAACTTGATGAATCCCTCGGGCAGATTGGACATGGTCGCAGCGTCGCCGATGTTGTTACGCATCGTATCCATGACATACAAGGCGAGTCCGACGTTGTTACCAGTGAGCGGCCACCCTTCGATATTCAGCGGCACGAACTCATCCTGCTCGCTGTCGTAGGTACACAGCAGAGTACCCGTAGACTGGGCCGCAGGCTGGGCATCGGGAGCCGGAGCAGGCTGGGCAGCGGGAGCCGGAACAGGCTGAGGCACGGGAGCCGGAGCAGGCTGGGCAGCGGGAGCAGGCTGGGCAGCGGGAGCCGGAACAGGCTGAGGCACGGGAGCCGGAACAGGCTGAGGCACGGGAGCCGGAGCAGGCTGGGCAGCGGGAGCAGGCTGGGCAGCGGGAGCCGGAACAGGCTGAGGCACGGGAGCCGGAACAGGCTGAGGCACGGGAGCCGGAGCAGGCTGGGCAGCGGGAGC